ATGCCCGCCACCGCCACCATCGTCGAACTGCGCGAGGTCGCCCCGCAGCCCGCCGAAGCCCCGGCCACAGAGGGCAGCGGTGCCCCTGTCACCGTTGCCGCCGCGATCGAGGGGCACATCGACGCCGTCCAGGAGGGCCGCGTCTTCGGTTGGGCCTGGGACCGCGCCCATCCCGACGATCGGTTGGAGGTGGAGCTTCGTCTGGAGCGCGACGGCGGGGCGCCGCTGGTGCTGGGCCGCGTGCTCGCCGACCGTCCGCGCGCCGACCTCGCCGCCAACGGCATCGGCGACGGCGGCCATGCCTTCGAGGCGGAGACCGCCCTGCCGGAGGACGGCGATCTGCGCCGGGTCGTCGCCGTCATCCGATCCCCCAGCACCGGCGCGGTCGAGACCTTCCGCCAGCCCGACGCCGAGGAACAGCGGCTCGACCGGCTGCTGGCCCCGCATCTCCAACGGATCGCCGAACGCATCGATTCGGTGCGGCGCGACCAGCGCCAGCTCGCCGCCGCCCAGCAGGGAGTGGGGCGTCTGCTGCGCGACCTGAACAAGGGGATTGCCGCTGACCGCGCCGCCACCGCCCAGACCGGTCACGCCCAGGCCGACCGCCAGGACGCGCTCGCCGAGGCGGTCCGCGAACTGACCGAGCGGGTCGGCGGGCTGGAGGTGTTCCTGGTGCGCATGGATTCCACGTTGCGCGGCTTCGACAGCGCCATCGCCGACAACGGCACGAAGAGGAACCGGCCATCGGCCCTGGCGATGCTCAGCGGTGCGGCGGGGGCCTTCGTCGCAACGCTGTCGGGTTTCGCCCTGTTCCATTGGATGGCGTAGCGGGCCTGTCCCCAAGCCCTTTTCCTTGCACGGAACGGGGCCTTACCGGTTCGGCAAGCGTTTGGCGCGAAGGAAGGGCAGGGAGGGGAAGGCGGCGTGAAGGAAAGCCGGCCGGTTGGATCCGGTCGAGCCGCGCGATGCCCGGTTGTCGATCGGAGAGCTACCAGCCCCAATCAAGCTGGCTATCCGCCGCGGACTGCGGACCGTAAGGGCGGAGGCCATAGCCGCTCTCGTAGGACGTGCTTGGGATCGGCCCCGCGGAGGTGAAACCGGGAAGGTCGGCGCATCCGGCTGCAAGAAGGCAGGCGGAAAGAACGAGGAATTTCAACATGCCCTGGATCATGAGCGCTTTGGCATCCATGACATTCTGCGACAGTTTGCGCGGAATGGAGTGCGGGGGCTGTGGCTGAGTTGCCGATGCGCAAGCGGGAAAATGGCGGACCCGACGAGATTCGAACTCATGACCTCTGCCTTCGGAGGGGCGAGGGTATGTGAGAATTTCCATTATCCACCCGTAGGTTACAGCATGCTCGCCGGTCCGCGTGTCAATGGCGTGTCATCCGCGCCGCGTGGCAATCGATGCGCTGTCCGGACGTGCCGCAGAGGGGCCCTCGGTGTCGAGCAGGTTGACCAGTTCGCGCCGCCGCTCCGGAACATCGTGGCCATAGATTAGGACGGAACTCGCGTCGAGCCAACCGCCTTGCTCCATCACCGACCGGATGTCGGCGCCCTTGGAGAGCATCTGCGTCGCCAGCAGGTGGCGGAACCAATGCTGCGTGACCTGCCCGATCAGGTCGGCTCGCCCCTTCTCTTGGTCGATCCAGGCGCGAGCCTCATCCCGCAGGCCGGCCGCGCGCAGCTTGATCGCCTCCTTCGCCGCGGCGTCGCGCAGCGCCTGGGCGGCGCGCCGTTTCATGCCGTTGAATCCCGTCTTGTTCTGGGTGCCGTAGCCCTTGCCGTTGTCCTTGTAGGGCTTCATGCGGTGTGTCAGGAACAGGGCGCCCTCGCGGTCCTTGGGCACGCCCCGCCATTCGATGTAGCCGCGCAGCACCTGGACGGCCCACGGGTGCAGCGACGAGGTGACGGGCTCTCCGGTCTTGGTCTCGTGAAAGGTGATCTGCTCCCGGCCCGGCGCAAGTTGCAGGTCGCAGAACCGGCACCCGGACAGGATCGAGGAAACCCTGGCGCCCGTGGACCACTCGACCGCAAGCTGGGCGGCCATGTGCGGGCTGGCGCACTCGATCATCAGGGCGACGAGGTCGGGCGTCAACTCAATCACCCGCCGGCGGGAGACGGCCCGTCGCCGCCGTGCCGCCTTGTCCCGCTCGAAGTGGGGAAGGGCGGCGATCCACTGGCGCGGCCGCTTCCGGCACCAGGACAGGAAGCCGACGACGATGTTCAGGTAACGCTCGCGCGTCTGCGCGGTGTTGCTGGCGTGTCGGCGGTCGATGAAGGCGTTCCAGTCCTCGTCGGTGAGGGTGTTGATCGTGCGGATCCCGAACTCCACCGTCAGTTCCTGGATGCGCGCGATGTCGACCGGGTTGAGCGGCCGGGCGCGCCGTTGGTTCAGGAAGGAATCAGCCGCAACGGCGAAGGGGACGGAGGGCTTGATGCCGTGGACGGCTTCGTTCCGCGCGTCCTGCTCGATCTGGAGCTTGAGGGCTTCGGCGAAGTCGCGGTTGCGCTCGTCTGCCGGAAGTTCAGTACTCTTTCGAATGCGGCGAGAGCGTCCCGCGACGCGCAGGGTGCCGGCAATGTGCCAGTGTCCGTCCCGCTCGACGACGCGGAGACCGGGGGCCGCCTTCTTGCGGTGTCCCTTTCCACGATCGCCCTTTTCAAGGCCTTGGCCTCTTCTGCGGTCCAAAGCGGGGTCCTTCCGACATAGTGGTGAAACTGGAGCTGCGGCCTGGCGTTCCTCATGTCTTCGGAAAGCTGGGATTGCAGCCAGCGGGGGCTCTTGTGAAGGCTCTCCGCAATCTCTTTAAGGGTCAATTCCCGATGGCCCATTCCCTTCACCTCACCAGCGGGGGCGGCACGAGCCCGTTGCGTAGGACCGTTTCGAGAGAGATCACGCCGGCTCCTGTTCGTTCAGCGTCATGATCCGCAGGAAGGCGACCATGTCGCGCTCCACGAGGCCCGTCGCTCCGGCGTGACGGATCTCGGCCAGACGGCGGTGGGCGTCGAGCAGCCGCGTCCGGTTCTCTGGACTCGGGTGCCGGTCGTAGGCCAAGGCGGCGTCGCACTTCGCCTTGGCGGCCTCCGCCCGGTCGGTGTCGCTGACGGGCCGGCGGGGAAACGCGATGATGGTGGCGGTCACGGTGCTCCTCCGTTTGTGGGCGGCAAGGCCGGTGTGCCGGCGGGCTCCACCGCGGTCATCGGCAGGTCCGGCTGGAAACGGTCCGTCTCGTTCCCCCACACGGACCAGCCGGGCCGGGGGCTGCGGGCGAACAGCTCCGCCTTCGCGACGCCGGGATAGGCGCGGTCGAGGTCGTCATGCAGGCGGGACGGCTTGCGGCTGTGCTCCCGGCGCTGGTCGAGGATAGCGTTCGGGATGGCGAGGCCGCGCCAGCGGCCGGGGCTCCCCTTCGCCCCGACCAGCCAGAGTTCGGACGAGGACCGCCAATAGTAGCCGGTGCCCACCGCCGGCTCCCCGGCGGCGGTGAGCTTCGACCAGGACCCGCAGGTACTGTAGCGGAACCCCCAGGCCCGCAGGACGTCCAGCGAGTCCGGCAGGAACGGCGCCGTGGTCCACATGACCAGCATGCAGTTCCGGGCCGCCAGGGCACTGACCGGCAGGGCGGCGATCTGGTCGATCGACAGGGTGTCGTACGGGCAGGCCTTGCCGTCGCCCTTCGCCGACCATGTCCGGAACTTCCAGGGCGGATCGGACAGGATCACCCCATAGCCGCCGGGCCGGAGATCGCCGAAGGGCCAGACCGCGCCGGGAGAAGCTCCCGGCCGGCCACGGTCGCGAGGGCTGATGGCGTTCATCGGGCACCGACGGGCTGCGGATTGGCCGGCGTCGCCTGCCGGATGCGGAGCACGCGGTCGATCTCCTGCCGGAAGATGTTCTGGGTTTCCGCCTGGAACCGCTCCTCCAAGGCCGCGAGATCGAACTTGCGGAGTTCCTCCAGCTCGTGTGTCTGGAGGGCGGCGGCGTGCTGGGCGATGATCCCGTGGATGGTGGTCATCATATCGGCGTTGATCAGGATGCTGGATGCCGCCTTACGCGCCTCCTCCGAAAAGGACGGGAGCAGCGGGATCAGCCGTTCGGCGGTCGGCGGGCCGTGCTTGGCACGTTCGGCGGCGGCTTGTTGCGCCTTCTGTTCCTCTTCCTTCCGGCAAACGCTTTCCGCCACCTCGGCGCGGTGGGTCTGAAACGCGTCGTTCAGACGCTTGACCGCCATAGGGGACAGATGCTCCAGCCGGGCAAGGTCGACGCGCTCTTCCTTGGTCAGGAGAGTGTCGGGCACGGAATGGCAGACGCCGTTTTCATCGCAATCAAAGGTAAAAGCATAGCCGGTGTAAGCGTTCAGCGATGCAATGACGGTGTCCAGCCGATCCGGGGCCGTGATCTTGGCGATGCGATAGGCGGCGGCGAGGGCGAACAGCTCGCTTCCCTCCTCGTGTGTGAACAGGCGCAGCAGGTCGGTGGGAGATTGGTCGGGGATGATGGAGGGGGCGGCGGTCAGGCTGTCGCGCCGCTCGGAATCCGTCTCGGGGGGTTCCACCGTCACCGGCTCTCGCACCGTCACCAAGCCGGTCAGGGCGACCAGATCGGGCAACAGGCCATGGTCGAACCCTTGGAAAGCATCCTCATCGCTTTCCAGCAAGCAGCGCAGTTTCAGCAGCCGATCGCTGGGGGTGGCGGCCGGATGCTTCATCACCCGGTTCCGGTGAAGCCTCTCACGCCGGTCGATGACGCAGCTGAAGTCGGCCACCGCATCCTCCTCCTCCCCGCAAGGCAGGTCCGAAGCGAGGCGCCAGAGCCGGTCAGACACCGCCTTCACCCGGCGCCAGTCAAGATAGGCGGTGCGCAGCGTCGGGGAGACCAGGGAGCCAGTGAAGGAAGCGGGTGCCTCTTCGGCGACGGGCTTGGAAATCGGCAGCAGGCTCATGCGTTGGTCCTCCCGGTGGGAATGGCGGTCACGGCGTCGGCGCCGAGGCGCGGGCCGAAGGGGTGGTTGATGCGCTGGATCAGGGCGGGGGCGTCGTCGCCCGGCCAGCGGGGACCCGGTTCGATCGGCGTCGCCAGCAGGGCGTCGGCGGGATCGGCGGTGACCGGCATGGGAGCGATGTAGCTCATGCGGCGGCCTCCGGTGCGTCGGTCTTCGCCCGGCCGGGCGCGTGGGCCGCATGCGCCGGCAGGACCGTGCCCGCCGGGTCGCCGTCCAGGTCGATGCGGACGGCCCCGGCGATCAGGGCGGCCTCGTACTTCGTCCCGGTGCAGTAGTCGGCGACGGCCCGCTCGATGCGCTTGGCGGTCAGCGGCCGGCCGTCTTCGCCCGTGACGCCGCGCGCCACCGCGTCGGCAACGATGCCAACCTTCAGCGGACGCTTGGGAGCCTTGGACTTCGGCCGGTTGAAGCAGGCCGGGAACGCCCTGGCGAGCGCCCGGCGGTCGGCGTGCAGGCCGGTGGGGTTGCGCGCGGACGATCCGGCGAGGAGGGAACCGATGGTTTCCCCCTCCGCGATCATCCATTCGCACGCCTCGAACAGGGTGCGCTGGCGGTCCGGCGTGCAGTGGTTCCACAGCGCGCACATCCGCGCGGTGAGCGAGCCTGCGCCCTGTTCCAGCGAACCCGTCACCGGCGTGGACAGGGCATCGTCCGCCAAGGGCGGGGCGGTCAGCATCTTCATGGGCATCAGCCTCCAGGTCTGAGGGTGACGGGCGGCCGGTTCACGCGGCCGCCCCCAGCGTGTCGGGGCCGGCATCGGCCGGCGGCGTCAGGTCCGGCGGCAGCAGGGCGCCATAGCCGGTGTCCGCCAGCGTCTCGCGGGTGGTGCGCGCCATCTCGACCAGGGCGTCCTTCAGGACGCGCGGCGCGCGGAAGTTGGCGCGGTCCCTCGACAGGGCGTCGAGCCGGACGGCGAGGTCGGCGAGCAGGCCGGCCAGCCGATCCGACCAATCCGGCCGCGCGGCCGGAGCGGCGGCCCCGCCGCTGCCCGCCGCCGACCCGCCCGGTGAAACGCCGGCCTCCGCCAGGGCGGCCCCCAGCTCGTCCAGATCGGGCAGCGGCCCGCCGGAGCGCAGCGCCGCGGTGACCGACCCCAGCGCCTTCAGCACCAGCGGCAGGGCCGACACCATGCCGGCGAGTTCGCCCCGGCGCGGGCCGGAGATTTCGGCGACGCCGTACCCCTCGAACGCGACGGAGCAGCGCTCGCTCTTGTGGATCGTGACGGGCCGGGGCGGGATGCTGCCCGGCGGCGGGCTGGAGGACGGGGGGCCGGCGATCATGGGCGGGCTCCTTTCGGGCAAAGGGAGGGCGTTGCCGCGAGCGGGCTGCGCGGCGGAACGGTGTCGGTCGTTGCGAAAAGCGGTGAAGCGCCGGACGGGCGGTCAGTACGCCGTGCTACCGGCCGGTGCGAACAGGACGTCGTAACCCACGCCCAGCTTGGCGGCGATCTCCCGCACCACCTTGTCGTCCCAACGCTTCGCGAGGTCGCGGACGATGCAGCCCGGAACGTTGTCGGCCGGGGTGTAGCCGAAGGAGTAGGTGCCCGGGAGGTTCATTGCCTCCACCAGCCGGCCCGCCTCGCCCATCGTGCGGGCGTTCACCAGAACGCCTTGAATGGGCTTGCCGAACACATCGTTGACGCTGACATACCATTCCCGGAAGGGAAGGCCAGCCAGTTCCGCCTCCGTGGGGATCGTGCCGGGCGGCAGCGGATCGGTGGGTTCGTCCTCATGCGCCAGGGCGCACACCTCGTCGAACACGGCGTTCCAGATGCGGACGAATTCGGGATCCTTGAGAGGCTTGCCCAGCGTCTGCGACAGGTGCAGCTCGGCGATATCCGTGTACTCATCAGCCAACCAGCTATCGGCGTCGAGCCTGTCGAACTTGGCGGACAGCATCCGCGCGAAGAGGCGGAGTTCCGGCGAGAGGGTGACGGTGTCGGTGGCTGCCATCGCTCAGGCACTCCGCTCGGCGGTGCCGGCAAAGCCCATCTCGTGCTGGACCTGGGCGGTGGAGAGGTCGATGCGCAGGCCGACCTTGCCGTAGACTTCCTGGATGTTCGACAGCATGGCGCGGGAGCCGCCGACCTTGCCGACCCGGTCGAGCGCCTTGGTGGCGGCATTCAGCTCATGCACCCGCACGCGGCGCTCGGCGAGGCTCGGGGCGGGAACCGGCGGGGCGATCAGCCCCTTCTCGTAGGCGTCCAGCTTCTTGATGACGCCGATCACCAGCTCGGTGGCCTTCGGCGTCTCAGACTTCGCCGCGATGAAGATGGCTTGGTTGCGGTTCAGCAGATATTCGGTGACGGCGTTCCCGCGCACCACCCGCCCCACCGTGGGGCACGTCCCGAGCAGCCGAAGCGTCTCGATGTGGCGCTCGATCAGTTCCCTGATCTTGCGCGGTCGGTCAAACTCCAGATCGCGCCCGAGGGTGAGATCCCGGATGCGGGCCTCGCCGTCGACGGCGACGATCTCGTCGTCGGTTGCGGCCTCGTCGGGAAAGGTGAGCTGGGTGACGTTGCTGTCGTCGGAGCCATTCAGGGTCGGCTCATGACCGTCTTGGAACCCCATGGAGATCGTGCTCCCGGTTCGGGGAGGCGGGGAAAGGATCAAACCCGCCTCCGTATGGAGGGTGAGATTATATTGCAATAAGTGATTTAAAGCGTCAACACGCAAATCGCGTTGCGAAGCGATAAATTGCGTTCGCCGTTGTGCGTGTGGACCGCCCGCCTGATTCGGCGCGGGCGAAGACGGGGGGCGGTTGAGCCGCCCGCCCGGAAAAGGTCAGGCTGCGGACGGGAACGCCATCCGCTCGGCGTCGCGGATCAGCGCCCACAGCAGGCGGGTGTGGTCGTTGCTGTAGGGCTGCGGCCCGTGGCGGTGTTCGGTCCCATCCACATCCGAGAGGCCCCAGGCCAGCCGGAGTCGCACGGCGAGGCCGGCGGGGGTGCGGGGAACGAGAACCGCGATCCGGTTCTGCACGGCCGCGAGACGAGCGGCCAGCCGGTCGCAGGCCGGATCGGTTTCCGCCTTGTCGAAGGCGGCAAGCAGCGCGTCCATCTCGGCCCCGAGCGCCAGCAGCTCGGCGTCGGGGTGAAGAGCCGGAACGGCGGGCGGAGACGGCAGGAGGGCGGCCGGCACCACGCAAGCCGCCACAGTTCCCGCCAGGATGCCCCGGCGGGTTGATAAGTCAGGATGCATCGGCGGTCACTCCATCGCGGGAGCGTGGGGGACGGCGGAGCCGCCCAGGCCGTTGGGGCGGAGAAGCGGCAGGGAGGCCGGCGCGCCGCCGGGACCGCCGGAGCCGCCCAGCAGCTTCGCCAGCTTGGCGAGGCCCTTCGGGGTGACGCGGACCTGTTCGACCGTCTTCTCCGATCCGTCCGACCGGCTGACGGTCGTCACCTTGTGCTCCAGGTAGCCGATCCGGAGCTTGTCCTGGTGGGCGATGTCGCCCGCCTTGCCGGGACGGCTGTAGACCCAGCTGTTCTGACGCAGGAACTTGAACAGGTCCGAGGGCCGGACCTGCAACGCCTTCGCCGCGTCGGTGATGCACATCGAGCCGTCGGCGTTGGCGATGCGGTCGAACGCCGCGACGGTTGGCGCCTGCTCCTGTACCTTCGCCTCCAGCTCCAGCACCTTCTCGGTGTAGTTCAGCAGCAGGCCGCGCATCGCCGCCGGGTCGTTGAGGACCGCCATCGGATCGGCCACCCTGCCTTCCTTCACGGCGAAGTAGGTGTCCACCAGCCGCTCATGGATGCTCCACGTCTCGTCCGTCCCGAGGATCTTGGCGTGGTTCAAAGTCCCCCGCTCGGTCCACAGGATCAGGTGCCTGACCATAGGCGAAATTTGCAACCCGACGAAATCGGGTTGCTCGCGGAGCGCCCTCAATTCGTCCCCGACGATCTTGAAGAAGTGGACGCCCTCAACGAACCGGGACCGGTTGTTGGCATGGTTGTCCTGAAGCTGCTTGGGAGTGGCGCTGAATTCGGCCGCCAGCCGTTCCGTGGTCATCACCCGGACGCCCTTGTAGGCGATGGGCGTACCAGCACCATTGCCATCTCCCCCGCTCGGGGTCATATTGCCGTTCATTGCTCGTCCTTTCCTATGGGTTCGAGTGCGAAAAATCCGGCGTCGATGGTGGCCCTGCAAAAGCTCACCGACGCCGGATTTTTCATTTCAGGCCCCCGCATGAGCCGGGACCTGCGGGGCATCACTCTCCAGCCCTTTCAGCACAAGACGGCGCACCGCCTCGGTTTCCGACGCGATCCGGTTCCGATACCGGTAGTCGTCCACACGCTTCCACATTTCATCGGGGAATGTCGCCAGCTTGCGAACCATAGAGGTCGCCATGGCATTCTCCTAAGCTGTCGTTTACAGTTGCGATAATTACGCAACTTGGTTGCGACCGTCAACGGCAGAATTGCGATAAAAACGCAAAATGACAACAGATACGCAAATCCGCGCCGCTCGTGCGATGCTCCAGATCACAATTGCTGAACTGGCGCACTATGCCGAAGTAGCCCCAAACACGATCCTTCGCATCGAAAAAGGACAAGGCGTAAATAGTTCAACATTAAAATCAGTAACAAGAACTCTTGAAGAATTTGGAATAACTTTTATAGATGATAATGGAGTTCTTAAGAAAAAAGGCTCTATGGACTACGGCATCTGGAAAACTCGTGTGAAAAAAGGTATCTGGTACCTGTCACATGGGCTTTGGGATTTCGATGAAAAAACAAAGAAAGAGATCGCAGCTTTTGTAGTGGATGACCTGACGAGGAGCGCAAGATACTATCATACGCAAGATGAAATTGGATACATTGATAAGAATTACATCAAAGAACTTCAATCGACGGCGGAGGAAATAATCTCTAAGCGTTCCCAATTGCCTTCTGAGAAAAGCGAGAAACCACCTAACGAGTAGGGCGAACGGATCATGGGAACTCCGGCAACTGACTCCCCTCCCCCTTCCGGCTGTGGTAGCGTCCTCCGGTTGAGGGAGAGGACATGAACGACGACGACCGAGAGCTATTGCGGCGGATAAACCGCAAGCTCGACTGGCTTTTGATGTTGGCGTTCGGGTTCGTCGTTGGCTCTATCATCAAGCATCTGAGTTGACGCCGGACCTGGTACTGTGCATCCGCTCAAAGCACGGAGACAGACAGAATGTCCTACGAAATCGGCTATGCACCGAGGGGAGATCGGCACGTGCGCACGACATCGAAAGCGACCGCGCGTGAGGCTTTGAAGACCGCTCGGGCACTGATTGCCAGCGATGAAGAGATCCGCCACATCAAGGCGCCGTATGGGGGCCAGATCGGCATGGGCGAACTTGAACTCGCGGCAGAACGTGAAGACGGGTAACGTATAAGGGCCGCTCCGGTGGAGCGGCCTCTGCTTCACAAGCCATGCTTCCGTGTGAAGTCGGGCAACGATGAACTGCACGCCGTCTGCCCAATCGTTGTTTCAATCCGCACTCGTGTGAGAGAGCGTACAGGCATTGTTAAGGATGAGACACCCACCATGGCATTTCAATCCACGCCCTCATGAAAGGGCGGCGGGGGAAGAAGCCCGCCAGCCTCAGAACAGGTTTCGTTTCAATCCACGCTCCAGTGGAGCGGCCCCTCACGCATCAGATACAAGAAAGCCCACTGGCTGAGCAGCAGACGGGCTGCTTCTCGATCATGCAAGTCCGTCAGGCAATTGGGGGCAAAGGTGTGTTGGTCGGCAGAGCGCGAAGTCGGCGATAAGCGTCTTTTGCTCGCTCAATGCGGCCGCCCGTGGCTTTTTCCGGTTTACGTCGCTCGGTTTCACCCCAAGGATCAGGGCATTTTTCTGCGGCAGCTAAATAAGCTGCGGTTGCAGCAAGCTCCAATTCGATTGAGTCAATCCTGGCCGCAGTCGCAGCAAAACGAGTGCGATCATTTATAGCAGGCTGGCCAATTTTTGTTGTGCTGGTGAACACAGAGTAGGCGCCGCCCCAGTTGGCGCGCCGCTCTTCTTCGTGAACAAGGTCAAATGCTTCTGCCATACGTACAGCGTCAGCCAGTTCATCGCTGTACGGACCGTAATGATGGTACTCGAAACGGAAGCCCTCTCCAAAACCGGCGAGATCAAGGAGATAAGCCACCTTTTGAAGTCGGGTGCGGCCAATGATCTCGCCACCTGCGTCACGTACGATCTCCGCAGCCTTCTGGCGATTCGGCTTATCAGTCATGATCTTTCTTCCCGAGTTCGTCAGAGATGACGGCATTAACAGCACCCCACGCTTCCTTGTCCGGTTCATCGACATACGCTCGGAACAACTCAAATGTTTCAATGCCAGATACGATGGACGAGCACTCAGCCATATCGCGGATTTTATCATCGGCAGTGCGGATGAGAATCTGATTTAATGGCCCTGTCGTCTGTCGGAAAGGCTTGTACGGCGAACGTGTGGCGTAGTCCATAAGGATGCGAGGGCTAGCTGAGGAGTTAGCCTCAGACCATGCCTGCAAGCGAAGCTTAATGAGTTCGGTTAAGCGATCGATCCGTTTTTTCGAGGTGTCGCGATCAATCGCATGAGGAGTGTCTGAAGCGACGGCGGCGACGAGCCGAGACCGGATATCAATGCATTTTGGTAATTTACGGTCGCGCAAGCGCGTTGCGCAATCTCTAATTACGGGATCATCAGCCTCCACCAGCATAGGAAGCGCACCCCAGAACACTGTGTCATCTAACGCCAGAGCATGTTCAAGTTTATCAGCGTCCTTAGCGAAGCGAACGATCGAGTGATTTTTGGGCAGCCCAGTCTTCTTCTCAAGCCTTCCGCGGACCAACGAAATTAGTCGCAACATAAGAGCCGAAAACATTTTTTCGGCCGCGCGCGTTGTTTTGTGTAGATACACATTTGGATAAAGTTGAAATAGAGCAAGGACATATGTTTCGGCTGCATGGAAAGCTTTAGGGCCAAGAACAAAAGTTTCGATCGGGTCGAGCTGCTGTTCATCTACACCATATTCGACCGTTGCGATTTCTAGATTGGCCATCAGCCAGTCAAAATCGATTGCGCTATTTTGTACCCCGGTCATCAATCGATCTCGACGCATATAGTCTAAACGGTCAGCATCGAACTGGCTGGAGACTACAGCATCGTAAAGATTTCCGGGCCGACCACGCTTAATGACATCGGCAACCTCATCTGCAAAGCTGCGGCCCATCGGCTCAAAGGCGCGCCTCACTTCACTGTCTCGTATCAGGGCATCACTGACGTGCTCGTGATGGGCCATCTTCAGGTCGAGTGTCTTGCCAACGTCCTCAAAGGCGTGGCTGAACATACCGTGACCGAGGTCGTGAACGAGAGCTGCGGCCAAGGCGACGTTTGCCTGATGAGGCAGGAATTGACGGCCACTCACCATGATATGGCGGTGGATGATTCCCATTAGCCGCCGTGCTGTATGGAAAACGCCCAAGCTGTGGGCAAAACGTGTATGAGTGGCCCCTGGATAGACTAGATCAGAAAACCCAAGTTGCCGAATACGACGAAGACGTTGGAAAGGGCGGGTTTTTAATGCCTCCCAAACAGCGTGTTCAAGTTGATCGTCTGCTCTGAATTCAAACTCAATCAGATTATGCAGGGGGTCACGGATCCGTTGCGGTTTCGGCACGCCACTCACCTCAGGGGAAGCAAATTACTCATATAGAGACTTCAGGAGGCAACATGATTTAGTTAAATATTAATAATACATTGAAATTTGACATGGATGACCTCATTTATTTGCGGCATTGCTAAGCAGTATTTTAGAGCGGAAAACATTCCATAGCTCCCTGTGAAAACATAGTTTCTTATTGCTAATCGCAACCTTGAGCATGCCAGAGCAACGCTGAGAAGTCGATACCCGGCTTCAACGTGGCTGCTCAACAACCCAACGGAATGAGGAAGGGCCGCCCCGTGAGGGACGGCCCTTGCTGCTTCATTCGCTGTCGCGGTCGCGCACGTCCTGACGGCGCTCCTGCATGGTCACCTCCCCGTGCCACCGCCGCGGATTTCCGCACATCCAGCAGCTACAGGAGGCGAGGTTGTCGGCGAGCCGCTGATGGCGTTGGCCGGGATAGTACCGCTTCGCCCGCGCGAGCATGCGCGCCCGATCCTGGCGACGCCGGGCGCGTTTCATCTCCTTGGACATTCTGCCTCTCAAGCACAACGCCCCGGTGCGCCCTGCCCAACGGCGGGCAGCGCTGCCGGGGCTATGTCGTCTTGATCGGCCTATCCTGCGTGCGGAAGGTCATGTCTGCCCATGCTTCACAACAAAGAAGACCGCCCTGTCAGGGACGGCCCTGGGTGTTCGGTGGCGCCCTCATGCGAGAAGGAAGAGGGGCTTACGCCGCCTCCTTGGTCCACTCGCCGCTGCCGTCCTTGGAGAATTTCGCATGCTCCATCACGGCGATCTTGTGCTCCAGCTCGTCGATCTCTCCCAGAAGATCGGCGATCTTCTCGGCAACCTCGTGCTTTTCGGCCTTCAAGGCGTAGAACATGCGCAGGGCTGCATCCGCCGGTCCGGGGATGGCCTTGTTCGGCTCGGCCTCCCAACGGGCCACGGAGCCGCGCCGGGTGCGCAGCGCACGGGCCAAGCCGTCCTGGGACAGGTTGAGCTGCGACCGCAGGAAACGGACCTCCTGCCCACGCAGCCGGGCCGGCGACGCGATGACGGCGCGGGCAATCGCCTCGTGCAGGCCGGTCGCGTCCGTGATCGAGAGCGATGGCCCATGCTTCCCTTCACGGACCCTGTAGCCGTCCTGAAGGTACACATAGTCCAACCCGCAGGCCGTGTAGTGGTATCCTTCAGTCATCGTATCCAATCCATCCATTCGACGGTCTTGACGAACACTTCGTTGTTGTCAGCGATGATGAGCGTGACCACGCCTGCGGTTCGCGTCCCAGGCATGCGCTTGACCATGATGACTTTCCATTCCCCGTCTTCCAGAACGGGAGCTCCTTCGACGGTTCCCTCCTGGAGTATCCGGTAGACGTCGCCCGCCAGGATCGACCGTTCCCCGATGCGGTCATACGCATGAAGCGAGATCTCGACGTTCTCCGTGTTCTTCGCCCTGTCCTTGATGACACGCTCCGCCTCGTTGGAGCGGAGGCGTGTCCAGTTTATGGGGCGCTGAAACGGTACGGGATCAGGCATTGCCCACACTCTGGTCGCTGTCTATGTACGAATATGATACATAAACAGCGTGAGTCAATGCGGCCCTGCATATTCGCGGGTGGCTCAAACACCGAAGGGCCGCCCGGCGAAGGACGGCCCTGTGGTCACCGCCGGCTGGGTGATTCAGCGGGGCTGGAGGTGATCGGCCATCAGGTCCGCCAGAGCGTCCTCGCCGATCCGCCCTTCGATCACGGCGACGATCCAGTGGCCGAGGTCCTCGTTGTCCTCGGCAACCCATTCGTAGCCGTTGAAATCCAGGAACAGCAGCGCGGCGGTGGCCGCCGTCCGCTTGTTGCCCTGCTCGAAGCAATGGTTCTGCGCGATGCCGCACAGAAGGGCGACGGCGAGCCTGACGACGTTGGTTTCGCCATAGGACCAGCGGTTCATCGGCTTCGCCGAGGCGCTTTCCAGGAAACCGCGGTCACGGACGAAGTGGTGCTCGCCGGTTTCCTCCACCTCGCGCCGGTTGATGGCTTCGAGATCGTCCGGCGTCAGCCAGAGCGGTTCACTTGGCAAGGTAGGCGCGGGTCTTGGCGATCCTGCCCATCACCTTCGCCAGCCGCTCGTCGAAATCGGCCTTGCCGGCGGCCGGCTTCGGCTCGAACGACGGCGCGGGGGAAGGGGCGGAGCCGGAGCGGCCATGGGAGTCCGCAGCAACCCCGGACTGGAAACCGTCATCCTTGGGCTTCCGAACGGCCATCATCCTCTCCTCGGCACGGGCGGTCGCGGGCGTCCGCAACCCTGTCCACGGTAGCATGGTGGTCTTCGCAACGCCACCGGGCGGGGTTGGTTCCGGCCGGCCGGGTCACATCCGCCGGGCGAACCAGACGACGCGGCCGATGATGTTCACCTCCTCGGCGGTGCGCTCGTAGCGCCCGTGGCGAGGATTGTCGGAGGAGATGGTGATCCGCGGCGGATCGCTGTTCGGCACGAACTCCAGGCGCTTCACCACCACGCCGAAGCCGTCCCACAGAGCGAAGACGCCCGGCGGCGACGGGAAGCGGTCCTCCAGATGGACCATCACCCGGTCGCCGGTGAACAGCGTCGGCTCCATGCTGTCGCCCTGGACCGGGATGATCCGGGCGGCCCCGTTGCCGATGCGCAGCTCCTGCCGCAGGTAGTCCGGCGGGAACTCCCACAGGCCGGTGATCCGCTCCGTCTCGCTGTAGCCGGTCCCGTCGTCGCTGGGGCGGTAGCCGAGCAGGGCCTCGCCGCCGGCGCCCATGCCGGCCCGCACGTCGATCTCCGGAATGGGAACGGTGTCGGCGGTTTCGGCGCCTGGCTGGCGCTCGGCGGGTGCGGACGGGGGGGCCGGCGGAGCGGAGGCGATGGCCGTCGGTCCCTGCCCGTCGCCGGTCAGCAGCCAAGCCGCCGACACCCCCAGGAGCGAGGCGTAGCGGTCGGCGACGTCGGCGCGCAGGCCGCGCTCGCCGCTCTCGTGCAGGGCGTAGGTCGGCTGCGGCACGCCGTGGCTGGCGGCGAACTCCTTGGCGGTCCGGTAGCCGGCCGCGGTGCGCGCGAGGCGCAGACGCTGTGCAATGTCACGCTTCATGCAGGTGAGCCTAAAGGTAAGCGGAGCTTACGCAAGCAGCGATAAATTGCGATACGCATGGGGTGGGCTTGACAGAAGAATTGCGTTCAGTCACTCTAGGCTGCATGAAAACCTTCATCGACATCATTGCCGAGTGGCCAAGCGACCAAGCCTTTGCCGAGGACGCCGGTGTGACCGCGTCGCTGGTGGCGGTCTGGCGCTGTCGAAACAGCGTTCCGGCCAACCGCTGGCGGAAGCTCGTGCGCGGCGCGGTGCTGCGCGATCTGCCGGTGACGCTGGAGGCTCTGGCAATCGCCGCCGAGGACCGGCCGAACTGGACCCGTCGCGGCCGCTCGGGGCGCCGTGGTGCCCGCAGGCCGCCGGCTCGCCGGTCCCGCAGGGCCGCGGCGCCTCGGGGGAGTGAAGCCCAAGGCGCCGCCGGCTGAAACCGTGCCGGCGGCGGGTGCGAACCGTCCCGGCACATGAGGAAGGAGGATCGGGTTGAGTGCCTTCCCAGAGCAGATTTGCCGCATCGCCCGATCCGGGGCAACGCGCGCGATGGTGGTGCGGCCGGTGCAATCGGTGCATGTCCTCGCGCGAGCGTGGTCAGTACGCGAAGGGGGTCGGTACTGCCGACATCCTTGGCGGTCACATGCCTTTACACAGGCATGGTCAATGGGCTGCCGGCCTGCGGGTCGCCCGCTCCGCCAGCACCCTCACGCGCCCCTTCAGCGCCAGCAGGTCCCGGCGCTCGCCAGCCGGCAGCAGCTCGGCCATCAGCGTCATGCGGGCCAGCACCTCCTCGGTGTGCCGGGTGAAGTCGGTTCCCAGGCTGTCGGTCATCGTCGGGGTCTCCATCCCGGTTGGGCCGGTGCGGCCGATGGCTTCGGAAAAAACGCCCGTCCGAAGACGGGCCAAGTCCTCAACGTCAACGACGAGGCGTCCGCCTCCCCGTGTCCGAACCATGGCATGGGGAGTTGTGCCGGATGCATCACAACCAGCAGGTCAATCCGCCAATGTCTGTGACGGATCAGGCACTGATCGACGAGGCGCGGGAGTGGCTGCGCGACGCCGGGGACGGCGCGCCGACCACCAAGGCGTCGCTGACCCGCGCGGCGAAGGAGCTGGGGATCAGCTTCAACCGCGCCTGGGCCATCTACTACGGCCGCGTCGAGCGGCTGTGGGCCGCCGAGTACCTGTCGATGAAGGCCCGAGCCGAAGCCGCTAAGGCCCGGAGGATCGTCCGACTGAAAGCCGAAATTGCCCGACTGGAGACCGTGGATGCCGCTATCACCGCCCGCCTGGATGCTGCGGCTGTATCAAGCCTGGGTGCGGTGGCGGATCAACCGGCTGCGGCGGCGCCTGCTGAAGCAGGAGAACCGGAAATGACCGGCCGGGGAGCGCGCCCCTGATGCACATCCATCCCGTCGCCGACCTGCCGGTCGAGCCGGCGCCCGGCTCCGCGACGCTGAACGAGAAGCGCCTGCGCGTCGTCATCGACGCCTGCCGCGCCGACACGCCGGAGCAGCGCAAGCGGCTCGTCACCACGCTGTACGAGGACGGGATCCTGTCGATGGACGAGACGGCGGCGCTGTTCGCCCGGCTCGGGCTGGCGGAGGCATGATGCGGGACACCGGCCTTCTCGACCGGGCGCGCTCGGTCCCGCTGTCCCAGGTGGCGGCGAAACGCCTGCGGCTGGCCAAGGCCGGGCGCGAGTTCAAGGCGTGCTGCCCGTTCCACGGCGAGAAGTCGCCGAGCTTCTTCATCAACGACCGCAAGGGCTTCTTCAAATGCTTCGGTTGCGGCGCCTATGGCGACGTGATCGACCTGCTGCGCCGCCTGGACGGGCTGGACTTCGCCGCCGCCGTCGAGACGCTGGCGGGCGAGCGCCCGGCGCTCCGGCGCAACGGCGCGCTCGACTTCGAGCGGCGGCTGGTGGAGGCGTCGCAGGAATACACGGCCGGCGAGGGCCGGGCATGGGAACCGGACGAGGAGGAGCGTGCCCGCATGGAGCACGCCCGCTCGATCTGGTTCAACGCCCGCCCGGTCGCCGGCACGGCGGGCGAGGCCTATCTGCGCTGGCGCGGCGTCCGTCTGCCGCTGCCGCCGACCCTGCGCTTCGCCCCGGCGATGTGGCACAGCGGCGCGCGGCGCGAATTTCCGGCGCTGGTCGCCGCGATGCAGGACTCCATCGGCACCATCACGGCGGTGCAGCGCGTCTACCTGACGCCGGACGGGCGCGGGAAGCTGGACGTGGCGCCGCGCAAGAAGGGCAAGGGACCGATGCGCGACGGCGCGGTGCGTCTGGCGCGGCCGGGCCGGGTGCTGGGGCTGGCCGAGGGGATCGAGACGGCGCTGTCGGCGCGCCAGATCTACAGCCTGCCGGTCTGGTCGGCCAACGGCGCCGGGCGGATGCACAGCGTCGCCCTGCCCGAGGGGGTGGAGCATGTCGTGCTGTTCGCCGATGCCGGAGAAACCGGACTCGCCGCCGCCCGGCGGGCCGCCGACGCCTTCGCGGGGCGCGGGCTGCTGGTGGACATCGAGGCGCCGCTGGAGGGCGACTGGAACGATGTGCTGATGGCGCGCATGGCGGTGGCGGCATGACCAACGTCACGCCCCTGCCGAAGCCCAAGCGCATCGAGCCGTTCGAGATCGTCTATCCGTCGCAATGGGCCGGGCAGAAGGCGCCGCCGCGCGACTGGGTGATCGACGGGGCCGCCCTGCGCGGAACCGTGTGCCTGTTTTCCGGCGACAGCGGGCTGGGCAAGTCGCTGCTGATGCAGCAGTTGCTGACCTGCGCGGCGATGGGCCTGCCCTGGCTCGGCATGACCGTCGATCCCTGCAAGACCTACGGCATGTTCTGCGAGGACTCCATCGACGAGCTTCAGCGGCGGCAGGAGGACATCAACCGCTACCTGGGCGTCGATGCCGGCGACCTGGAACTGCGGATGGCGATGACCTCGCGGGTCGGCAAGGACAACCGGCTGATGACGTTCGATCATCGCCGCAACATGGGCAGCACGACGCCGCTGTACGACCAGCTCCGCACCCACGTGCTGGACCAGGGGGCGCAGATCGTCGTGGTCGACACGGCCGCCCAGGTCTTCGACGGGATCGAGATCAACCGGGGTCAGGTGACGAACTTCGTCAACGCGCTGGCCCGCATCGCCATGGAGATCAACGGCACCGTCATCCTCACCTCGCACCCCAGCACCCAGGGCATGCAGAGCGGCTCCGGCACGTCGGGCTCGACCGCCTGGAAGGCCACCGTGCGCTGCCACATGTACCTGAAGCGCCCCAAGGGCTGGGACGAGGAGGACGAGGAGCAGGCGGACGACCGCGTGCTCAAGACGATGAAGTCGAACTACGGCAAGGCCGGGGCCGGGGTGAAGCTGCGCTGGGTGGAGGGCGTGTTCACGCCGATGGACGCCCCGCAGCCGACCCGCAGCCTGATCGACCGCATCGACGCCGACAACCGGCTGGTCGAGGCCCTGCGCTACCTCGTCAAGCAGGGCAACCGGATCGCCATGGATCCGAACAGCCGCACCAGTTTCGCGAACCGCGCGCGCGACCTGCCATCCTGCAAGGACCTGAAATGGCAGTTCATCGCCGACGCGCAGGTTCGCCTCATCGACGCAGGGAAGATCGTCGCGGTGGAGATGGGGCCTCCCTCCCGCCGCTTCGTCTACCTTCGTACCCCGGATACCAAGTATTCGGGGGAACAAGCGGGGGAAACCGGAGAATGAGCATCCCCGCTTCCGGCAGGACCGACCGATCCACAGTGATTCCCGCTGCCGGGTCACCCCACGCATATGCCGACCGCGACGTGTCCTTGGCCGTCCGGGCGTGTGCGCTTCGTGCCGACAATAGGTCAGTATTGCTGCTTGTTCACCCCCTTCGCACCCCCTTCGCACGGGGGGTTCGCAGGGGCTTCGTACCCCCCTTCGTACCCCCTTCACAGGGGTTCGCACCCCCCTGTTCGCACCCCCCTATCTCCCTGCGGGAGATATACGGGCGTAGGGCGCTATTGGCGCGCCCTGCCCGTACCAACCGACGAGAGGAGCGATTGCCATGACGAACTCCCGTGAGCGTCCGGTGCTGGCGATTGCCGGGCCTCCCGCCTTGGCGTCGTCGGGGCAGACTTGGCGAGATGCCGGGAGCCCGGCTGCATGACCGCTGCGACCGCTCCGGCCGGCGCCGTGCTGCGGCCCGCCAACGACGTTCCCGCTGCTGGCGGCGCGGCCGACGCCCGCCGGCCGATGGATGCGGAGGCGCTGGCGATCTGGGCTGTCCGCGACCAGAAGGCCGACCGCACCGGCGGCGTGCTGTTCGACATCGAGGCGGCGGTCGACCGGCCGGATTGGGAGCCGCGCGGCTCCAGCCGCGACGGGGTGGCCGAGATGCTGCGCCGCCGGGAAACCGGCTGCGGCCGCATCGATGGGGGAGGGGCCATGCGCGGCGTCCAGCCCCGCATCCACCCCGATGCCGAGGCGGTGGTCGAAGCGATCCGTTCGATCCGGGACCGGCGCCAGCGGGGGCTGGTGTTCGAGTTCGCGCAGATGGGCGACCGGCCCGACTGGTCGAACGGCTCGCAGATGCTCGTCCCGGTGCCCGTGCCGGAGACCCAACGCGGCGCCGTGCGGCATGTGATCGCCTCGGAGTGGGAGACGCAGCCGCTCCGGTCGGAGCTGCTGCGCGACCTGCACGCCCGTGGACACCGCATCCTTGACCCGTACGGCCGGCACCGCTTTCCGGCGACCGAGAACGGGTTCAGCTACCGGACGCTCGATGATGGCCGGCGCCAGGTGGCGGTGCGCTGGTGCCCGGTGGAGCCCTATCCCAGCGACGCCTGGATCGCGAACACCAACGCACTCTACGCGGCGTGGCACGCCGGCATGGCGGCGCTGGAGGCGACCCTGCGCCGGGTGGCGCTGCGGGATCATCGCTGCACCGGCTTCACCGCTCCGGCCGACCCGTGGGGGTGAGCCGCTTTGGTCCTAGCAACGGGGGCGGACGGAGAAGCAGCGTCATGCCTCCCACGGGGCTTCCCTGTTCAGCAGGGCGCGAAGCCGCTCGATGTCCCCAACCGGCTCGCCGAGCATTTCCAGGAAGCGCCTGTGGCTCTCGTCAACCAAGACAGAGGGGATCATACCGGCTGGATGTTCGTCCTGATCCAAGTCGCGAACTCCTCCTCGGAGGCGGTGCCGTCGGCGACGCCCATCATCGTCTGGTAGGCGTCGGCGTCGGAGGCCGTCAGCCTGTAGCCGTTGTCCAGGAGGAACAGCAGGACGATGACGAAGGCCGTCCGCTTGTTGCCGTCCACGAACGGGTGGTTGCGGGCGATCCCGAACCCATAGGCGGCGGCGAGGTCGGCCGCATCGGGCTGCCCGTAGGCGATCAGGTTCTCGGCACGGGCAAGCGCCGATTCCAGAAGGCCGAGGTCGCGGACGCCTTCACCACCGCCATGCTCGGCCAGTTGACGATCATGCACGGCCAGCGTCACGCGCAGCCCGACGAGTCGCCAGGAGGTCATTTCGCCAGTTCGTGCAGGACGTTCCGGCGTTCGCGCATCAGACCCTCCGCGAGTTGCATCTGCCGCTCGAACTCGGGATCGTAGGGCGTGACCTTGTACCCGTCCGGGGTCTCGGTCAGGTACAGGGTGTCACCCTTCTCGACTTTCAGCTTGGCGGTCACCTCTTTTGGCAGCACGACACCGACGGAGTTCCCGATGGTCGTGACCTTGAGCGCAAGCATGATGTTCACCGTTCCCATGTTCGTACATCCGTTAGAACTATGGAATGGTGCTGCTTCCGTGTCAACGTGACCTCCGTCACCCAGCATGGAAAGCTTCTTCCTGACATTGTTAACAATTTAGCAATGATTTCCTATCAATAATTGACTCGCAACACCGCTTGAGGTGTGACTGAGCCGAACCCCGCCGGAGAGATCCGTTGCGGGGTTTCGTCATTTTCGGGGATCACCATGGACAACCTGCCGATCCCCGACGTTGGGGACACCATCGTTCGCCTCGCCGGTCTGTCGCCGGCCGCCCAGGTCGCCGCCGTCATCATGCTCGGCCTGATCGGGCTGGCCTGGGTCATCACCCGTCGACCCCAGCCCGGTCCCAGCAACGAGACGTTCCAACTCGTCATCGCCGCGCTGACCGAACAGGCCAAGGCGACGAACGCCCTGGCCGAGCAGGTCGAGCGCATCGTCGAGCAGAACGCCGACATCATCGCCCGCCTGCCGGTCAAGACGATGGAGCCCGCCTGATGCTCAACTCCCCCGCCGACCGCATCGCCCTGGCCGCTGCCCAGATCGACGCCCTGACCGCCGCCTATGCCCGCGCCTCCGACATCGTCCGGCCGCTGATGGGCGACGTCCCGGACGGTCACATCGCCGTCGGCGCCATGGACGGCTTCGTCGCGGTCATCCCGCAGCCCGTGGAGGCCTGACCCATGGCGCCGCGCCTCCGCTCCCTCCGCTCGCCCCTGGCCATCCTCGACACCCGCACCGGCACCGCCCTGGCGCCCACGGTGTCGGAACAGGACCGGAAGCGTCGTTTCGACGAGACCCGAGGGTCGGCCCGTCAGCGGGGCTATGACCGTGACTGGGAGAAGCTGCGCGACGCCATCGTGATTGAGCGCGGCTGCCGCTGCGCCCTCTGCGGCACCGTCGTCGTGCTGCGCAAGCGCGAGGCCACGGCCCTGACGCCCGTCGCCGAGGTGGACCACATCACCTCGATCCAGGAAGCCCCCGAACTGCGCCTGGAGCGCTCCAACCTCCGCGTCCTCTGCCGCCCCTGCCACTCGGCCCGTACCGCCCGCGATCAGGGGTTCGCGCGGGGCTGACCCTGCCCACCCGACTGGCACGCGCATTGCAACCAGGGGTAGGGGGTGGTCGAAAGTCTGGGAGGCGGTCTGCCGGAGGACCGCAGCCCTTCTCATTCAGAGTTTTTTTCCCGCTGGACGAATTTGAGGTGCGCACTTTGCGGTGCGCATGACGGCCGATGGCGAAGCGCCAAGACATCGATTGGACGGCAATCGAGGCTGAATATCGGGTCGGAAAGCTGTCAAATCGCCAGATTGGGGACCGTTTTGGCGTGTCGGAAAGCGCCATCCGGAGCCGCGCGAACAAGGAAAAATGGGTGCGCACTGCGCGCGAAAGTGCGCACCAGAGTGCGCACCTGCCGGTCGTGGAAATCCTCCCGCCGATCGACCGGACGGCCCGGTCGATACCCCTGGCTGAGCGTCGTGACAGCGTCGAGCATGCCCGCGAGATCGCCGGCCGGATGCTCGATGAGCTGGACACGGTCACGTCGCATGTTGGCGAGCTGGAGCAGCTGATCGAGATCGAGACGGCCGACGACGAGAACGGCCGGCGCCGCGCCGCGATGATGAAGGCGATCAGTTTGCCGGCTCGATCTATGACGCTGAAGACCATCGTGCAGGCTTTGGCGGTCGCCAAAGAGGTTGCCGGCGTCGGCACCGGCGGCGGCAAGAAGGCGGAGGCCCAGGCCAAGGCCGAGGAAGCCGCCAAGCCCGGCAACAAGTTCGCTCCCCCGGCGCCGCCGCGCCTCGCCGTCGACAACACGAAGGGCTGACGCATGCAGTGGACCACCGCCTGCCCTGACTGGGAACGGCGCATCGTGGCCGGCGAGTCGCTGGTCCCGTGCCCGCCGCTGTTCTCGACGGAGGCCGAGGCGGCGCTGCGGATCTTCCGCGCGCTGAAGCTCGTTGACGTCCCCGGCAGTCCGACGATGGAAGAGGCGTGCCGGGAGTGGGTGTTCGACCTCGTGGCCGCCATCTTCGGCGCCTACGACGCGGAGACCGGCCGGCGGCTGATCAATGAGTTCCTGCTGCTGATCAGCAAGAAGAACAGCAAGTCGACCATCGCCGCCGGGATCATGGTCACGGCGCTGCTCCGCAACTGGCGGGAAAACGCCGAATTCATCATCATCGCACCGACGATCAAGGTCGCCCAGAACTCCGCCGATCCGGCGATGGCGATGATCGGCGCCGACCCGGAATTGCTCGAAATCCTTCGGCCGATTCCGCACCTGAAGACGATCGAGCATCGGACGACCGGGGCGACGCTGAAGATCCTGGCGGCCGACAGCGACGTCGTCACCGGCAACAAGGCCACCGGCGTCCTGATCGACGAGTTGCACGTCTTCGGCACGCGGGCGAACGCCGAGGCGATGCTGCGCGAGGCGCGCGGCGGGCTGACCAGCCGGCCGGAAGGCTTCGTCATTGCCCTGTCGACGCAGGGCGAGGAGCCGCCGGCCGGCGTCTTCAAGAAGTGGCTGGATCGCTTCCGCAACATCCGCGACGGGAAGCTGACCGCTCCGAAGTCGCTGGGCATGCTCTACGAGTTCCCCAAGGCCATGCTGGAGGCCAAGGCGCACCTCCGGCCGGAGAATTTCTACGTCACCAACCCCAACATGGGGGCGTCGGTCGATGAGGAGTTCCTGCTCGACGAGTATGGCAAGGCCCAGATCGAGGGCGAGGGGTCCGTCCGCGGCTTCCTGTCGAAGCACCTGAACGTCGAAGTCGGCATGAACATGGGCTCCGACCGCTGGGCCGGCGCCGACTTCTGGGAGGCCTGCGGAGACGCGGCGATCACCCTGGATGCGATCCTGGCGCGGTGCGAGGTGGTTGTCGTCGGGATCGACGGCGGCGGGCTCGACGATCTGCTCGGCCTGACCGTGCTGGGGCGTTGCCGGGAGACGCGGCGTTGGCTGATCTGGTGCCACGCCTGGGCGCACAAGATCGTGCTGGACCGCCGGAAGGAGATCGCGCCCCGCCTCCTCGACTTCGAGAAGGACGGCAACCTGACCATCGTCACCGACCCGGCCCAGGCCGTCACCGAGCTGGCCGACGTCGTCATGCGGGTCGAGCAGGCCGAACTGCTGGCCGAGCAGGGAATCGGCGTCGACGCCGCCGGCATCGGCGAGATTGTCGACGAGCTGACCGGGCGCGGCATCGCGCTGGACCGGATCATCGGGATTTCGCAGGGCTGGAAGCTGAATGGCGCCATCAAGACGGCCGAGCGCCGGCTGGCGTCGGGCACCGCGGCGCACGGCGGGCGGGCGATGATGGCGTGGTGCGTCGGCAACGCCCGCATCGTCCAGGCCGGCAACGCCGTCTCGATCACCAAGCAGGCCAGCGGAACGGCCAAGATCGACCCGCTGATGAGCACGTTCAACGCTGTGGCGCTCATGGCGACCAACCCGGCGGCGCGCGGCCCCTCGGTCTACGCGACCCGCGGCCTGCTGATCCTGTGAGGCGCTGATGGGCTTGTTCGACTTCTTCCGCGCCGGCCGGGCGCAGGGCGGCCAGCGGCCCCAGGCGAGCGGCGGGCAAGCTTTCACCGGCCTGGACGATCCGAGCTTGCTGGAGTTCCTGCGCACGGGCGGCGTCGCCGGCACCACGGTGTCGGTGGAGGAGGCGTTGCGGAACTCGGCCGTCTTCCGCTGCGTCGATCTGGTGTCGAGCAGCATCGGCATGCTGCCGATCGTCCTCATGCGCCGGGAAGCCGGCTCCGTCGTGAAGGACGAGGACCACCCGCTGTTCGATTTGCTCGCCTACCAGCCGAACGGCTGGCAGACGGCCTTCGAGTTCAAGCAGCTCATGCAGGCCTGGGTGCTGGTCCACGGGAACGCCTATGCCATCATCGTGCGGACCGGCGCCAGGATCACGCAGTTCATTCCGGTCGACCCCTGTCGGGTCCGGGTGCGGCAGATGCCCGACCTGTCGGTGCGCTACGAGATCACCCGCGCCGACGGGACGCAGGGCACCTACGAGGCGCGTGATGTCCTGCATCTGCGCGGCTTGTCGCTGAACGGCCTGACGGGAATGTCCCGCGTCCAGAAGGCCGCCGAGACCATCTCGCTCGCGCTCCAGTCCGGCCGCGCCGCGGAGCGCATCTTCCGCAACGGCATGATGGTCGGCGGCAACCTGAAGCACCCCGGCAAGCTGGGGCCGGAGGGGAAGCAGTTCCTCCGCGACTCGTTGACCGAGATCCACGCCGGCCCGGAGAACGCCGGCAAGTGGATCATCACCGAGGAGGGCATGGAGGCCAAGCCCTTCGCCAACACCGCCAAGGATTCCCAGTTGGTCGAGGCCCGCGCCTCGCTGGTCGAGGAGATCGCCCGCGTCTTCGGCGTGCCGCGCCCGCTGATGGGAGTCGACGACACGTCCTGGGGCTCGGGCATCGAGCAGTTGAGCATCCTTTTCGTCCGCTACGGCCTGGCGCCATGGTTCCAGGCCTGGGAGCAGGCGATCACCCGATCCTGCATCCCCCTCCCGGATCGCGGGACCGTCTTCCCCGACTTCGACGAGACCGAGCTGCTGCGCGGCACACTGAAGGATCAGGCCGAGTTCTTCGCCAAGGCGCTGGGTGCCGGCGGCCAACGGCCATGGATGGAAGTCAACGAGGTCCGTGAATCGGTCGGCCTGGGCCGGCACGCCGACGGCGGCGGCCTCGTCAGTGCAGGAGAAAACCGCAATGTCGCTCCGTAATCTCCCGGTCGCCCAGGCGTTCGAGCGCCCCGAGGGGCTGCACTGGGATCCGCCATCCGACGCGCTGGAGCGCTGGTCCGCCACGGCCTCGGCGGCGGCCGACGAGCCCGGCACGATCAGCATCATGGACGTCATCGGCGTCGATTGGTGGACCGGCGAGGGTGTCACCGCCAAGCGCATTTCCGGCGCGCTGCGCGCGATCGGCGCCAAGCCGGTGACGGTCAGCGTCAACAGCCCCGGCGGCGACATGTTCGAAGGGCTGGCCATCTACAATCTGCTGCGCGAGCACCCGGCCGAGGTGACCGTCAAGGTGATGGGGCTGGCCGCATCGGCGGCCTCCATCATCGCCATGGCCGGCGACCGCATCGAGGTGGGGCTCGGCTCCTTCCTGATGATCCACAACGCATGGGGCTCCGTCGTCGGCAACCGCCATGACTGGCGGGCCGCCGCCGACACCTTCGAGCAGTACGACGCGGCGATGGCCGACATCTACGCCGCGCGCACCGGCCAGACGGTCAAGGCCGTCGCCCAGCTGATGGACGCCGAGACCTTCATGCGGGCGTCGGAGGCCGTCGACAAGGGCTTCGCCGACGCCACCTTCAACGACCCCGCCCCCTCTTCCGACGGCGCCACCGCGCGGGCCGAGCTGTCCGCCCGGCGCCGTCTCGACGCCCTTCTCGCCAAGGACGGCCTGCCGCGCTCCGAGCGGCGCCGCCTGATGCGCGAAGCCCTCGGCACGTCCAGCGCTGCCGAGCCCCCCGCCACGCTCCGCGCTGGCTTCGATCCCGCCGCAGCCCTGCGGCTTCTCGAAACCATTCGATCCTGAAAGGACGACATGAAGATGCTGACCACCCGCAAGCGCGGGATCGCATCGGTGCGCGCGGACGCGACCACCGATGCCAACACCATCCTGGCCAACCTACAGAAGGCATTCTCCGAGTTCAGGACGGAGCACGGCGAACAGATCAAGGAGATGAAGAAGGGCTTCGACGACGTCGTGAAGGTGGAGAAGGTCGACCGCATCAACGCCGCCGTCACCGACATGCAGAAGGCTCTCGACCAGACGAACGCCCAGCTGGCCGCCCTGAAGCTGAACGGCACCGGCGGCGGCGACAACGACCCGGCGCGCGCCGAGCACGCCAAGGCGTTCGGCCAGTTCTTCCGCAAGGGCGTCGACGCCAACCTGCGCGACCTGGAGGTGAAGGCGAAGCTCAACACCCAGAGCGATCCGGACGGCGGCTATGTCGTGCCGGTGGAGATGGAGTCCGGAATCGACCGCGTGCTCGGCACCATGTCGTCGATGCGCTCCGTCGCCACCGTGCGCTCGATCGGCGCCGCCGCCTACAAGAAGCTGGTGAACGTCGGCGGCGCCACCAGCGGCTGGGTGGGCGAGAACAGCGGCCGGCCCGAAACCGCCACGCCCCGGCTGATCGGCCTGGAGTTCGGCATGAAGGAGCTGTACGCCCAGCCGGCCGCGACCCAGACCATGCTCGACGACGCCTCCATGAACATCGAGCAGTGGCTCGCCGACGAGGTGTCGATCGAGTTCGCCGAGCAGGAGGGCGCCGCCCACATCAGCGGCAACGGCGTGGACGAGCCGCGCGGCCTGCTGTCCTACGACAAGGTGGCGAACGCCGATCACGCCTGGGGCAAGCTGGGCTTCGTCGTCTCCGGCGGCGCGGCGGGCTTCGCCGCCTCCAGCCCGTCGGATGCCTTCCTCGATCTGATCTACGCCCTGAAGCGGGGCTACCGTCAGAACGCCTCCTGGCTGATGAACGACGCCACGGTGGGCAAGATCCGCAAGTTCAAGGACGGTCAGGGCAACTACCTGTGGCAACCGTCGGTGCTGGCCGGCGAGCCCGCCTCCTTCATGGGCTACCCGCTGGTGGACGACGACAACATGCCCGACGTCGCGGCTGGCGCCTTCCCGATCGCCTTCGGCGACTTCAAGCGCGGCTACCTGATCCTGGACCGGGTCGGCGTGCGGGTGCTGCGCGACCCGTTCACCAGCAAGCCGAACATCCTCTTCTACACCACCAAGCGCACCGGCGGCGGGGTGCAGAACTTCGAGGCGTTCAAGCTGCTGAAGATCGCCGCCTGATCCTCGGCGGCCTTCGGGCCGCCGCATCCCCTTTTCCAGGCCTGAAGGAGGGCCTTCCATGCGCGACCTGATGAACAGCATCGCCCCGAAGCGGGCGATCTCCCCGGCGGCTGCCGTCACCGACAACACGCCCATCGTCTCCCAGATCATCGACATGCTGGGCTATGGCAGCCTGACGTTCCTGATCCTCACCGGCGCCCTGGCCGATGCCGACGCCACCTTCACCGTGCTGGTCGAGCACGGCAACGCCGCCAACCTGTCCGACGCCGCCGCGGTGCCGGATGTGGATTTGCTCGGCACCGAGGCCCTGGCGAGCTTCACCTTCGCGGACGACGACAAGGTGTTCAAGATCGGCTACGTCGGCATCAAGCGGTATGTCCGGCTGACCGTGACGCCGGCCAACAACACCGGGAACAGCTTCGTCTCGGCGGTGGCGTTGCTCGGCCACCCGGCGATGTTCCCGACCAGCAACCCGCCGGCCTGACCCTGACGGGGCGCCCGCTGTGGCGCCCCCTCGCTCCGGAGCGTCCCGCATGACCGTCGTGACCCTGGACGAGGCCAAGGCGCACCTCCGCGTCGATGGCGACGCCGATGACGCCGACATCACGCTGAAGCTGTCGGCGGCGGAGGGCGCCGTCGCGCAGCACCTCGACCGGCCGCTGCCCTGGCAGGACGGCGAGGGCGCCGAGGTGCCGGTGCCCGACCCGGTGAAGCTGGCGATCCTGCTGGTGCTCGGCGACCTCTACGCCAACCGCGAGGCCGCCATCATCGGCGCCACCCACGTCAAGAACTCCACCGTCGCGTGGTTGCTCGACCCGTACCGCCGGATCACCTTCGCATGAAGACCGCCGGCGCGGGCGACCTGGATCAGCGGATCCGCATCGAGGCCAAGACCCGCGTTGAAGACGAGGGCGGCGGCGCGGCGGAAGGCTGGGCGCTGGTCGCCACCGTCTGGGCGCAGGTCTGGCCGGTCTCCGGCCGCGAGCGCGCCGAGGCGCAGCAGGTCGAGGCCACCACCATGATGCGCTTCAAGGTCCGCCGCCGGGCCGGTCTCGACGCCGGCATGCGCATCGTCTGGCAGGGCCGGGCCCACAACATCCGGTTCGTCGCTGATGCCGGCCCGCGCGTCCCCTTCCTCACCATCGATGCCGAAGCGGGAGTCGCCCTCTGATGGCCAAGAGCACCGTCTCGGGCGCCCGCTCGCTGCGCGCCGCGCTGCGCAAGCTGCCGATCGACATCAAGGCCGACGTCGCCCAGGCCGTCGCGACGGCCGGTGCGGCGATCCACGCCGAGGCCGTGGCCGCCGCCCCCGGCGCCGAGCATCCCTACGCCACCGGCAAGCTCAAGCGGAAGCTGCGCCTCCTGATCAGCCGGGACGGCCTCCAGGCCCGCGTCGGCTCCTGGGGCAAGCGCCGGATCCGTCACGTCCATCTGGTCGAGTTCGGCGCGGCGCCGCACGACATCGTCATGCCCGAGGGCGGGGTGATCCATCACCCCGGCGCGCCGGCCCAGCCCTTCCTCTTCCCGGCCTACCGCCGGCATCGCGCCGCCAGCCTCAAGCGGATTCGCGCGGCCGTGCGCGACGCCCTGGCCCGTGCCGCCCAGCGGGGTGGGAAATGACCGGCGCCTCCTGGCCCCTGCAAGTCGCGATCCTGGCGGCGCTGCGGCCGGCGCTCGCCCCGGTCGCTGTGCTTGACGACGTGCCGCAGGGGCGGGCCTTCCCCTACGTCGTCATCGGCGAGGACGTGACGACCCCCGGCCCGCTGGTCGACGCCGACGCCGAGGAGATCGACGCGACGCTCCATGTCTGGAGCCGTTACGCCGGCCGCAAGGAGGCCAAGAAGCTGATGGGCGCCATCAAGGCTGCCCTGCACGACCAGCCACTTCCGGTCGTCGGCCATGATCTCGTGCTGCTGCGCTTCGCCTTCGAAACCCTCTTCCTGGAGCCGGACGGCCTGACCCGTCACGGCGTCCTCCGCTTCCGCGCTCTGCTGCTGCCGAGCGCCTGACCCTCTTCGGCCCCCGCTGCCGGAGTTCAGCCGCCCCATGGGGCGGCTTTTTTCATGCCTGAAAGGAGCGTCCCCATGGCCAAGGCCATTTCCACCGCCAAGATGAAGGTGTACGTCGAGGCGGGCACCGAGTGCGACACGCTGTCCGAATACGATGCGCTGACCTACGTGCGCGTCGGCATGCTGCTGGACGTCGGCGAGTTCGGCGCGCAGTACCAGGAAGTCACCTACACCACTATCGACGAAGGCGTCGTCCGCCGCCTGAAGGGCGCGCTCGACAACGGCACGTTCTCGCTCTCCACGGCTCGCGTCCCGGAAGATGTTGGGCAGGCCGATATGCTCGAAGGGCTGGACAGCTACGAGAACGTGAACATCAAGGTCGAGCTGAACGACAAGCCGACCGGTGTCGGCGCCAAGCCGACCCGCTTCTACTTTCCGGCGAAAATCTTCAGCTACAAGAACCAGTTCGGCGACGCCAACCAAGTCGTGAAGGCGAACATCAACATCGGCATCGACGGCTTCATCATCGAAGGCGCCCGCGTCACGGGCAGCTGACCGGCTCTCTCGGCCGAGAGTGGGCGGGCGCTGCTGTCGGGGCGGCGCCCACCCTTTTTCCCGACACCCCGGCAATCCCCTCCAAATCTCAAGGATCCCCGACCATGTCCAAGCTCACCAAGGGCGAAGTCACCATCACCCTCGCCGGCACCGATTACACCCTGAAGCCGACGCTCCAGGCGTTCAGTGTGCTGGGCAGCCGCTACGGCAACCACAGTGCCCTGTTGGGCAAAATCTTCGCGGGGGACGTCCCCACACTCACCACGGTGCTGCGCCAGGGGTTGGGCTTCAACGACCAGCAGGCCAAGAAGCTGCCGCAGATGATGTTCGCCAGCGGGGTGCCGTCGCTGATCGAGCCGGTCAGCAACTACGTGTTCCGCCTCTTCAACGGCGGCAAGTCGGCCGAAGAGGTGTTGGCCGAGCAATCCGCGGAAGATGTGGCGGCCGACCTGTCTGCCGATCAGGAGGGTGACGAAGGCGAGGAAAACCCTCTGCTGGCCGGCGCCTGACGCTGGCTGAGTACGGGGATCTGCTGTTCGGCTACGCCACCGGTTGGCTTGGATGGACGCCTGGAGTCGCACTCCGGGCGTCCATCTTCCACATCGAGGCGGCGCTGGACGCCAAGATCGATTTCCTGGAGAAGACCAATCCCTGGGGCGCGGAGAAGGAGGAGACCCCTTCCGCCGAGTCCGAGGAAGAAGCGGCCGATCGGCTCTTGGCCATCCTGCGCAGCAGTCCGCGCTATCGGAAGCCTGAGTCGTGATCCTGCCCGGAGCCTGATCCATGGCGGAACTCGAAGGTCTTTACGTCACGCTCGGTGCCGATGCCAGCGGGCTCGACCGGGGCATGCGCTCGGCCGAGCAGTCGGTGAACCGGGCCGAGCGCGCCGTCTCGACCTCGCTCGGGCGCATGGATCAGGCGATGAGCCGGCTCGACCGGTCGGTCGCCGTCGTCGCCCAGCGGCTCGGTCAGTTCGCCGCGGTCGCCGGCATCGCTGGGGTCGGCGCCCTGGCCGCCAAGACCGTCGACTACGCCGAGGCGTGGACGCAGGTCGGCAACCGGCTGCGGCTGGTGGCCGGCGACGCCGCCGAGCTGAAGGAAACGCAGGGGCAGCTGTTCCAGGCGTCCCAGAAGGCTGGCGTTGCCATGGTGTCGGTGGTGGACGTCTACAGCCGCGCGGCGCAGTCGGCGGGCGAGCTGGGGGCCAGTCAGCAGCAGCTCACCCGCTTTGCCGGCGGTGTGGCCCAGGCGCTCGCCGTCTCCGGCACCAGCGCCGACGCGGCGGCCGGGGCCATGCAGCAACTTGGGCAGTTGCTCGGCTCGGCGCGCGTCCAGGCCGAAGAATACAACTCGGTGCTGGACGGCGCCCCGCGCATCGCCAAGGCCGTCGCCGACGGGCTGACCGAGGCCGGTGGCTCAGTCTCGCGCCTGAAGCAGCTGATCAACGACGGCAAGGTCTCCAACAAACAGTTCTTTGACGCCTTCCTCGGGCAGATCCCGAAAATCCAGGCCGAGTTCGAAACCGCCGTCCCAACCATCGGCCGGGCGCTGACCACGCTCGACAACGCGATGGGCAAGCTGATCGGCGAAGCCAACGAGGCGGCCGGAGCCACGACCGCCCTGGCGCGCGGCCTGACCACGCTGGGCAACAACCTCGACTCCGTCGTCTCCGTCGCGACGCAGGTCGCCCTGGCGCTGGGCGGCATCGCCGTCGTGCGCATGGTGCCGTCCGGCATGGCCGCACTCACCCGCGCCATCGACGACCAGAAGGTAGCGCTCTACGCCAAGGCCGTCGCCACGGCGGAGGCCGCCAACGCCGAGCAGCTGGCCGCTGCGCAGACGTTGATCTCGACCCAGCGCGCCCAGGCGACCACCGCCGCCACCCTGCGCGCGGCCGAGGCGGAGTATGCGGCCAAGGCGGCGATGGCCGGCACAACGGCCAGCAACATCGCGGTGGCCGAGGCGTCGCTGCTCCAGGCCAAGGCCAAGACGCAGCTCACCACCAACATCTATGTGCTCAACCGCGCCCTGGCGGCGGAGCGCGATGCCGAGGCCGCCGTCATCATGGCGCGCGAAGCCTCGATCGTCGCCGACACGGAAAAGATCGCCTCGCTCGCCCGGCTGCGCGCAGCCCAGCTCGCCGCTGCCGCTTCGGGGGAGGCGGTCGCCGTGGCCGATGCGCATCTGACCGCCGCATCGGCCGGCGCGCAGGCGGCGTCCGTCGCCCTGGCGCAGCGCGCCTCCCTGCTGTCGGTCGCCTGGGGCGCGGCGAAGTCGGTCGGGGCCGGGCTGCTGGCTCTGGTCGGTGGCCCTTGGAACGCTGCCATGCTGATCGGTGGAGCGGCGGTCTATTACCTTGCCACCCGCACCAGCGAGGCGGAGAAGGCGCAGGAGCGCTACAACCGCGTCGTCTCGGAGGGACGGCAGCGCGTGCAGGAAATGACGTCGGCGACGCGGGAGCAGGCCAACGCCCTGTTGGAGAAGCAGCGCAACGAGGTGGCCGCCGCCCAGGCCGCCGCGGACGCCGCCGCCGCGCGGGTCGCCACCCTACAGAGCTTGGTCGCGGAGGCGCGGGAGGACAGCAACTCCGGCGGCACCGCCGGTCTGTTCGCGTCCCTGTTCGGCACCGGCGGCGACGGTGGCGTCGCGCGCCTCGAAGCGCAGCTCGCCGCCGCGCGCAAGGAGGTGGCCGCAACCGCCGCCGCGCTCGATGGGCTCCAATCCGTCGGGCAGAAGACCGGCGACGCGGTCGGGCTGGAGCTGGCCAACAAGCTGTCGCGCGGGTCGAGCGCGTTCAACACGCTGAACATCGCGGTCGGCGACGCCATGAAGCAGGCCGGGTTGCTGGTGCAGTCGGGCCGGCTGATGACCAACGAGCAGGCCCAGACCGAGAAGTCGGTGACGGCCCTTGGGCAGGCGCTCCAGGCCGGGGCCGGGTTCCTGCGGACCTATGGCACGAACGCCGATCAAGTTGCCGGCATCATGGCGGCGCTGAAGCTGAAGATCGACCCGGTTGCGTCGGCGGTGGCCGACATGAACCGTGAGATTGCGCAGCTTGGCTCGGCGGAGGGGGCCGCGCGGACGGCGCTCACCATGCTGCAAAGCGTCAACAAGGCGCGCGCGGAGAAGGGCGAACCCCTGCTCACCACCGTCAGTCCCGAATACCTCCAGATGCTCGACAAGGCGCGGGAACTGGAAACCGCCCGCGTCCAGGCGGCGACCGATGCCCGCGCCAAGGTGCTCGACCTCGACACGCGGATCACCAGGGCCCAGGCCGCCGGCAACGCCACGCTGGCCGCCGAGCTGACCCGTCAAAAGGCGGTGGAGGAGCTGGTCGCGCGCGGCGTCGACCGGAAGGTCGCGGAGAAGAACGCCGCGCAGGATTACGCCGTCGCCATCGCCGGGGCCGGGGCCGCCGCCGGGCAGGCGGCCAAGGAGATCCTGTTGGCGGCCGACGCGCAGATGGTGATGGCGCAGGCCGCCGGCCTGGGCGAGGCCGCGACCAGGGCGGCGACCCAGGCGACCAAGCTGGCGCAGGAGGCGGCGAAGGCCGGCGGCAACGTCGCGGCGGTGCAGGCCGCGAACCTGCGGGAAGAGGCGGCGGCGCTCGTCGCCATCCGCAACGAGACGGTGCGCGGGCTGGAGCTGGAGACGGCCAACACCAACGCGCTGACGCTCGCCATGGCGGCCGGGGGCGAGGCGGTCCGCATCGCGCAGGAGGAGGAGTACAAGCTCACCCTCACCCGCAAGCTGGGCGCCGACGCGACGGTCGCCGGGACCAAGGCGCAGCAGGCCCTCAACGATGCGCTGGACGCCTACCGGAAGAATCGGGCGGCCAACGACAACAACCGGCTGGAGCAGGCCCGGCAGAGCGCCAACGACAATCTGGCGCTCGCCGAGCGCGAGCTTGAGCTTATGGGGCAGGCCGAGCCGGTGCGCGAGCGCGCGCTGACCACCCTGCGCAACCAGCAGGAGGCGGCCCGCAAGGTCGCAGAACTGGGCGAGGACGGAGCCCGCCAGTGGCTCGAATGGCAGGAGCAGATCGCCGACAAGCGGGCGATGATCGATTACCTGAAGTCGGTTCAGGCCACGGCCAAGGAGATTTCCGGCGACATTTCGGAGGCGCTGTACGACCGGCTGATGGACCCGTCCAAGGCGACAAGCGTGGTGGACGTCTTCAGGTCCATCTTCAAGCGTATCGCGGTCGCCGCTCTGGAAACCCAGGTCGTTCTGCCCATCGTCACCCAAGTGGTTGGGGCGGCCCCCGGCTTGTTCGGGCTCTCGACGCCATCTGGCGGTTCGGTGGGTTCAGGGGCGCAGGCCAGCGGCGGTGGCCTCCTCGGCACCGCCACGAACGCGGCCAGTCTGGCCAGGAACGGCTGGTCGATCTTCAATGGCGGGGCGGGGCTGGCGGCGACGCAGACGGCGGGTAGCTTCGCGACTTCGGGCTTCGGCTCGGCGCTCGGCCTGTCGCAATCGGCTGTCGGCGTCATCCCCGAAGCCGTCGTGGCCGGCGACATGATGCTGACGGGTGCCGGCAACAGCTTTGTCGGCGCCGCCGGCACCATCGGCGCGGCGGCGCCCTACGGCATGATCGGCGGCTTCGGTGGGTCGCTCATTTCCAACCAGTTCTTCGGCGGCAGCAAGATCGCCGGGGCTGCGTCTGGCGCGGCGCTCGGCGCGGGGTCAGCGTTTGCGGCCGAGGCCATTCTCGGCGCCGGGGCGGCGGGCGGTCCGTGGGGCATCGCCGCCGCCGCCGTGATCGCTGCGGTGATGGCGGCGCTGGGCAGCCAGAAGCCATCGGTCGGCCCGAATGCACAGGGCAACGTCGTCTATCAGGACGGGCGTTACGTCCAAGGCCCGAGCGCGGCGGACAACGGGGGCGACCCCAGCAACGTCAAGACGGTAACCGGTGCCGTCGCGCAGGGCTTCAACGCCTTGGCCGATACCTACGGCCTGACGCTGAAGGCGCAGAACTATGGGTATTGGGAGGGCGGCACCGACAAGGCAACCGGCAACGGCGTCCACAACGACCCGAAGGAGCTGGTGCGGCAAATCCTCGCCGACGCGACGGCTAGCGACCCGAACAGCGCCGTCGCCAAGGCGCTCGCCAACTCGACCGTGCGCGCGTCCGGCGACCTGGAGGAGATCCAGAAGTATCTCGACGTCGCCGCCAAGATCGACAACGCCACCGCCGCCTTTGCCAGCCTGTCCACCACGCTCGATCAGGTGCGGGCGAGCGCCAAGGCGGCGGCGGCGGACGGCTTCAAGGCTGTCGATGATGAGATCAAGACCGCCGACACCATCGGCCTTGGGGCGGGGTATCGCGACAGCCTGGAGGATTCGATCCGCAGCACCTTCGAGGGCGCGGCGCAGAGCTGGACGCCGCTCGAAACGGCCATGGCGCAGCTCAATGGGCAAACCGATGCCTGGATCGAGGCGGTTGCCCGCTGGAACGTCGGCATCAGTGAAGCCGAGATCAGGGCGGACGCTGCGGCGAAGGCCGAAAAGCTGCGGGCGCAGGCCGTGGCCGAGTACACGGCCAGCCTCTACGACGCGCAGGGCCGCTCCTACCTGACCAACCTGAGCACCATCAACAGCAGCCGCGACACGGTCCGGCGCAACCTCGCCGCTGTCGGCGTGGGCGACGCCGCCGGCAAGGCTGACACGCTGGTGACGGCCCAGCTCACCAGCGCACTGTCGGGGCTCAACCTCGGGCAGCTCGCCGACGTCACCCGGACGCTCGGCGGGGAAATCGGTACGCTGGCCGAGAACATGCGGCAGGCCGGTCAGGCTGCCGCTACCGCCGACCTCACTGTGCGCGCGCTGCGGGCGCTGGGTGAGGGCGGTGCGGCCGACAGCTACGCCCAGGCGCTCGCCGACCAGCGGGACGTCGCCCAGGCCGTCACCGACGGCATGAGCGACGCCTACATTGCCGGGCTACAGTGGGTTCAGGGGATCGAGGCGGTCACGAGGGCGACCGAGCGGGCGGCGCAGGCCGACAATGCCCGTGCCGACATCTTCACCCGCGCCGTCTCGGCGTCGGGCAATTCGGTCTGGGCCGCCACCCTGCGCTTTGACCAAGACGCCGCCCGGCAGCGCCAGGACGCGTGGAACAATGGGCTGCGCGGCCAGGACTTGACCAACCTGGACACGGTGCTCGCCGCCGAGCGCGCCCAGACCATCCTCGACACCGCCAAGCAGGCGTACACGGCCGAGGTGGATCGTCAGATCCAGGCGATCAACGACAACACGCAATCGGCGCGCGACGTCGTCAGCGCCACCGGTCAGTTCGTCAAGTCGGTTCGGGACGCCCTCCAGGATCGCCTGCTGAACGACAGCATCAGCCCGTTGTCGGCTCGGGAGCGGCTGGAGGAGGCCCGGCGGCAGGTCGAGGACGTCTATGCGAAGGCCGTAGGCGGCGACGAGGACGCACGGTCGCGGATCATCGGGCTGCTCAACAGCCGCGACGAGATCGCTCGTGGTTTCTTCGAGAGCACGGACAACACCGATTTCTGGGACAGCCAGCGGAAACTCGAAGCTCTGGGGCTGACGGCCGGCGAGCAACTGGACAGTGCCGAGCAGACCGTGAAGATCGCCGATGCCCAACTCAAGGAGTTGCAGGCTGCACGCACCGCCGCCCAGAACCTCGGGCAGAAGCAGCTTTTCAGTCTGGACCAGCTCCACGCCACGATGATCGAGGCGAACGACAACAACCTGAAGGCCTTGACGGGCCTGTCGTCGATCATCGCGCCGACACAGCCGGTCGCCCCGGACAAGGGCGGCACGACGGCCACGCAACAGGCGGCCGAGTGGATGCGCCAGTGGTTTGCGCAGTATGACGTCTTGGTGGCGCAGAACAACGCTGGCCAGTTGTCGGCGGCGGAACTCAACGCGCGCGGCTCGGCGTTGCTCCAATCCAAGGTGGATTACGCCAACGCCCTATCGCTCGACCCGGCTCTCTGGAACGCCGTCATCGGTGCGGCGTCTGCGGGCTCCGACCAGGGCAAGACGGCGGCGTGGCTGCGTCAGGTGGCGCACGACAAGGGGGTGCCCACCTTCGCGCTGGGCGGCATCATCCCGCACATCCCCGGCGTCTCAATCCCCGGAGTCGACTCCGTGCCGCTGATCGGCATGCCCGGCGAGGGCGTCGTCAACCTGCGCGGCATGGGCGTGCTCGGCGCCGACGGGCTGGCCGCGCTCAATGCCGGCCGCTGGCCTGCCAATGACCGGTGGAGCGGCAACGTCACCGCCTTGCGCGCCAGCGGGGGCGGCAGCACGGCCAGCCTGGAGCAGCGCTTCGACCGGGCCGTCGCGATCCTGGAGCGCATCGCCTCCGCCATCGAGAGCGGCGACGCTGACAACGTCGCCGCGACCGGCGAGGTTGCCGCCGCCATCACCACCTTGGCCCGCCAGACCGGCCGCGCCGCCGACCCGGTCGGCTCCCGCCGCCGCACCGTCAACGGGTGACGCCGTGCCCTACCTGCTCCGCGCGGAGCCGTATGACGCCAGCCTCGGCGCCGTGCGGCCCCTCTACTTCTCCGACGTCGGCTTCACGACCGAGCCGACGGACAGCCCATCGAACACCTATTGGGTCCGGCGGATCGAGACCCCGTTGACGGTCAAGCGCAGCCTGTTCTCGGGCGCGGCCATCGGCGGGTACAGCGAGACCAGCTTCGGTCACGCGACGCTGGCCAACGACGACGGTGGGCTCGACTGGCTGTCCGATCTGGAGTGGGACGGGCGGCGGATCGAGATCCTGTACACCACCGTCGAGCGGCCAACCCTGGCCGACTTCGTGCTGCTGTTCAGCGGCGCGGCCGAGCAACTGGTGCCGGGCGACGTGCTGGAGATCGAGCTGCGCGACCTGCTGGTGCTGCTCGACGTCCCTGCGTCGCGTGGCCAGTTCGGCGGGACCGGCGGGATCGATGGCACCGCCGCGCTGAAGGGTCGGGAAAAGCCCTGGCTGATCGGCCGGCGCCGCCAGTTCGAACCGGTTCTGATCAACGCCGTGCTCAACATCTACATGATCGATCCGCTGGGCTACAGCGCCCTCCTCGCCGCGCGGGACCAGGGCGTCGCCTTCGGCGCTCCGGTCGGGGATTACGCCTCCTACGCGGCCTTGGCCGCCGTGTCGCTGACCGGCTCCCAGGTGGCGACGGCCAAGGCCGTCGGGCTGATCCGGCTCGGCGCGAAGCCCAACGGCCGCTTCACCATCGATGCCGAGGGCATCAAGGTTGCCGGCGCCTGGGTCTATCGCTTCGCGGACCTCGTGCGACACCTCGTCACCAGCATGACGACGCTGGAGGATGCGGACCTGGACGGCTCCTCCTTCGCGGCGATGAACACCCTGCAACCGGCCGTCCTCGGCTACTGGTGTGATGGCTCCAACGTCCCCCAGGTGCGCGACGTCGTCGACGAGTTGGCCGAAAGCGTCGGCGCCTACTGGGGATTCGGCGAGGATCGGCTGCTCGGGCTCGGGCGCTACGACGGCCCGGCCGCGACCGCCGATTTCGAGTTTCCGGAGCGCGACCTCATCGACTTGACACCCAGGTCGGTCGAGCGCCGCCAGAAGACGCTCAAGCTCGGCTATCGGCCGTTCAGCGTCACCTTCTCCGAACAGGAGTTGGACAACGCCACCACGGCGGCCGACCGGGAGGCGTTCCAGGCCGAATACCGCTGGACCACCGTCGGCACCAATGCGGCGGCTGCTGCCGCTTCGCTCCTGGCGACAGAGGACGAGGCCAAGACGCTCTTCGACAGCGAGGCCGACGCCGTCACCGAGCGCGACCGCCGGCAGGCCCTTTACGGCGCCAAGGTCAAGGCGTTCGACGCGCTCGTCCCCCTCACGCCCGGCCTGGAAGTCGGCCATACCGTGCGCCTGACCGATGCCCGCTACGGCCTGGCTGCCGGCTGGCGCGGCCTCGTCCTGGAGGCCGAGCGCAACGCCGATGACGAAACCCACAAGCTGACGGTGATGGGACCCGCATGAAGCCGCTGCATATCCTCTGGAAGAAGCCCAGCGACGTAGGAACCGTCTCCGGCGGGTCCTGGGTCGGCACGGGCGGTCTGGCTCTGTCCAACCTCCAGACGCAGGACGTCATGGAGCTGGCCCGCTCGACCAGCACGGCCGAGGCGGCGACGTGGTGGCGGTTCGACTTCGGCCGGTTGGTGCCGCTCTCCATGTTCGCGATCCTCAATCACAGCGGCAGCACCATCGCCCAGCGCCGGCACGTCGTCACCAACGACCCGGACAACGCCGGCACTCCGGTCTATGACACGGGGCTGGAATCGATGTGGACGCCGACCGAGGTGTGGGGCACCCAGCCGTTCGGCGCCTTCCCCTTCGACGGCATCGACACCGCGGCGTATCCGGCGGGGACGGTCGACCTGCACGTCGCGCCCTCCACCGTCTACGGCCAATACCTCTTCACGTACATCTCGGACACCACGAACCCGGCCGGCTACTTCCAGGCTGGCCGCTTTCTGGCCGGCGAGGCGGCAACGCTGTCGATGGCATTCGGCGTGAAGGTCCGCCCGGTCGATCCCAGCACGGCGCGCCGCACGCGCGGCGGCCGGCGAATCGTCCGGAAGCTGCCGGGCTACCGCGAGATGTCGATGACCTTCGAGCATCTGACCGAGGCCGCCGCCATGGCGACCGGCTTCGAGATCGACCGCCAGCTCGGCAAGAGCGGCGACTTCTTGCTGGTCTACGACCCCGACGACGACCCGTCTGTTCGCTTCCGGCGCACGATCTACGCCGCCCTGACCGAGACCGTGGGCATCACCACCACCACCGCCACCATGCCCCGCCGCTATGGCTGGGCGATCAACGCCGAGGAGCTGATCTGATGGCCATCTTCAACGGCCGGTCCTGGACGCTCGCCAACTTCAAGCCCTTCGAGTACGTCAAGATTTGGGACCAATTCTGGGACGATGTCTTGGCCGAGATGGGGTTGCGCGCGACGGCGGTCGGCGCCTCGCTGGTCGCCACCTCCGCCACCAGCGACGTCAGCATCGGCACCGGTGCCAAGACGCTGGTGATCCAGCCGGGCAAGGGCTTTACCCCTGGCCAGTGGGTGGTTGCCACCGACGCCGCCAACGCCGCCAATAGCATCACCGGCCCCATCACCAGCTATGACGCCGCCACGGGCGCGCTGGTCATCACCGTGCCGGCGGGCAGCGCAGCCGGCTCCGGAACTCCAGCCGGCTGGAAGGTCGGAATCAGCGGGCAGACCGGCCCGGCCGGTGGGGTGAGCGGCTTCAACATGCGCGTCGGTGCCGTCACGCCCCTGGCCGGCGATTACCCGCCGTCCCTGATCGGCGCCATTGGCCAAGGATGGCACGTCATCCCGCTGCCGGCCTCCGCCATCAAGCCGCGCATCACCTCCGGTGCGACCAGCTCCTCATCGGAGACGGCCACGAACAAGATTTTGAAGCCCGTCCTGACTTTCGACGCTGCGACAGCCCTCTACGGGCAAGTCACCATCCCAATGCCGCCATCGGCCAACCTCTCCGCCGGCCTGATGGTCCAGTATGTCTGGGAGGCCGCCTCGGGCTCGGGCGCCACCGTCATGGGCGCGCGGGCACAGTGGCAGCGGGACGGCGACACCATCGATTCGGCGTGGGGCACGGCGGTCACGGTGACGGACACATTTTTGGGTGCCGGCAAGCGCCACATCTCAGCCATCAGCGGCGTGGTGACGCCGGCCGGCACGGCCGGGTCGGGCTGCTCCCTCCTGCTGGAAATCTACCGCGACGCCGCCAACGCCTCCGACACGCTTGCCGTCTCGTCGTCGCTGCTTGAGGTGCGGGTCTACTATTCCATCAACGCTCCGGCCGATGTGTGAGGTGCTGACATGTTGATGCTTTCGAGCGTTGGGTATGGCGGCTCGACGGATCGAGCGTCCAACGGGCAAGATCCCTATCGCGCGTATACCCGCACAATCGTGCAGCCAATGGCGTCTGACGGTGTTCCGGTCGATGACGGCCCTAATAACGAGGTAATTACTACAGGAACGGCGTTTTCATTTGGCTCGTCGGTATGGTCTGGCTACAAGAGCCTGACCTTCCCAGGAAACCCCGCTTATTGGCTGGCCTGGGCCGCGACATCGAATTTTACATTCACTGGCGACTATTGCTTTGAGTGGGTCGGCAAGATCACGTCGCTCGCGGCGGATCAGGCGACGTTTGCGCGATACGGGGGAGCTGCCGAGTATCTGGACGTTTTGCGAACGACCGGCTCTTACGAGACCACCACGTACAATCCTGGAGGTTTGGCGGTCAACGCCCCGGCTGGAACACTTGTCGTAAATCAAAATGTTCATATCATCAAACAACGAGACGGGACGAATCTGCGGCTTTACAAGAACGGCACCCTTGTAAACTCCGCTGCTGGCGCGACCGGAATGACGAATGGGGCGGCAATCCCGTATTTTGGTATCTTGGATACTGGAACCCTAGGCATTCCTCTGTTTGCCGAAATTTGTGCCATCCGCATGACCGCACACAACCGTGGCATCTCCGGCTCGACCGCCCCCAATGCGTTGGTCGACGGACCATTCCCGATCCTATGAGGACGACATGCTGTACGCGCTTGTAACTGCCGATGGGGCCATTGCCCGCAACGAGGCCGGCTTTGACCGGTATCAGGATTTTGTCGACGAGCCGCCCGACCTCGCTCCGGCAAAGGGACTGCGGTGGCTGCCGGTTGCCGACACGCGGCCCGATCCGGGGCCCGGCGAGCGGCTGTCCGGACCAGCGGTGACGGTCAGCGAGGACGCGGTGACGCGAGTGTGGTCGGTTGAGCCGGCCCCACCGCCGCCCGTCCCCGCGAGCGTGAGCGCCTTCCAGGCCCGCGCCGTGCTGCACCGCTCCGGCCTGCTGCCCGCTGTCGAGGCGGCCATGACGGCATCCGACGACGCCGAAGCAAGGCTGGCCTGGGAATACGCCGTCGAGTTTGTCCGGGCCGGCCCCCTGCTGACGGCGGTTGCCGCGCAGCTCGGCCTGACCGACGAACAGATCGACGACCTGTTCCGCGAGGCTGCGACCATCCAGGCCTGACCCCGCGACAACACTCCAGCCCAAGCTGACCGACCCGGCGCCCGTGAGGCGCCTTTTTCATGCCTCCTCCAAAAGAAACGGGCGACCGGCAGGGGAATGCGGTCGCCCGAGGCAGTCTCACGGAGGAACAACCAATGCCTGATCCTCCCATGCCCAATCCCCCGCGTCATGTCCGGCACAACCCGATCCGGAGCACTCCCTATGTCTGATGCAACCGACACCGACCCAGCCGAGCAGGAGGTGGAGCGGGCGCTCGCCGACTGCGGCGGCAACAAGGACGCCGCCCTCCTGCTGCTCGGCCACCTCCTCGTCAACGCCAAGCGGGGCCTGTCCGCGGGGCTCTACCGTCTGCCGCCGGCCGACCGCCGGTAATCGCGTTACAGCCGGCCTGTAACGCTTAATTCCCGAACCACGGAGACCATCATGCCCACCACCACGCCCAACGGCGCGGCGATCCCGCGCACCATCACGCCGGTCTGCCCAGCCGCCGTCGATCTGGTGAAGCATTTCGAGGGCCTGTACCTGACCGCCTACCGCTGCCCGGCCGGTGTCCCAACCATCGGCTACGGCCACACCGCAGGGGTCACCATGGGGCAGGTCATCACCGCCGCCCAGGCGGAAGCCTTCCTGTCCGCCGACCTGACCGCCGCCGCCGGACAGGTGGACGAACTGGTCACGGTGGCGCTGAACCCCGACCAGCGCGGCGCGCTCGCCTCCTTCGTGTTCAACCTCGGCAGCGGCAGCCTCGCCAGCTCGACGTTGCTCAAGCTACTGAACGCGCGGGACTACGAGGGGGCGGCGATCCAGTTCGACCGCTGGGTCTACGCCACCGTCGACGGCGTGAAGACGCGGCTCCCCGGCCTCGTCGCCCGACGTGCGGCGGAGGCGGCGCTTTTCCAGCGGCAGGTCGTGCAGGCGCAGATGGGCGCGGCACCCGAGGGGCCGGAGGAGGACCGCGTCCGGGCCGTCCAGCGGATCGTCGGCACCAAGGTGGATGGCGTCTATGGCCCGGCCACCCATGCCGCCGTGGCGCGGTGGCAGGCGGCGCACAAGCTGGTTGCCGATGGCGTGGTCGGGCCGGTGACGGCCAAGGCGATGGGGCTGCCGGCATGACGGCCGAGACCTTTCCCGTCCTGGGCGCCCGCCGACACAAAGCCGTGCCCGGCACACCCGCGTCGGTTCCGTGGAGCCTGCTCGCGCCGCACGAGGCGCAGGCCGAGCGCGGAGGGTTGTCGCCGGCCGAGATGGTCGCGGTGCTGGAGGATCGCCCCTGGCGCCACATGGATCCGGCTGCGGCGGTCGCCCGGCTGCACGAGATCATCAAGGAGCGCTCAGCATGACCATCGACGCACAGGGCCTGAGGGAGCAGGTCAAGGCCAATCGCGCCAAGCTGGACGGCTACCCCGGCCCGCACCAGTTCGAGTGGCTGGACCGCCCGAGGCTGTCGCCGCGCTACCGCTGCACCGTCTGCGGGGGCGAGGCCGACAGCCTCTTTCTGACCGGCTACGAGGCCGGGCTGAAGCATGGGCGGGAGGCGGCCAAAGGGATGGTCATCATGACCACACCTTCGGCTCCGACTGCCGCCGAGCCGTCCGCCGGCGGCGCCCACATCTGCGCCCACGGCTACGACCCCAACTGCACCGCCTGCGAGCCGCTGGCCCCCGGCTCCGGCATCGGTGAGGGCCAGGATCTCGCGTCACAGCCGTTCTGACTGAGCGCCGAGGCGCCAGGCCAGCCATGAGGTTCTTCATGGCTGGTCTGGCAGTTATCGACTTTGAACTGTCACCCAATCGGGAAGGGTGCCGACAGTGCTGTGATCTTGCGGGCGATACCTTTCGTGACGCGTGTTGCGTAGGTCAGTCCATCCATGGAGTTCTGCCCGTCATACCCGATCGTGAGAGGCGCGGTGCTGTTGTTCATCGGGCCGGAAGCCGTGGCCGTTCCGACCGACGCACCGTTGAGGTACAAGGTCAGGCCGCCGGCCGCCGAGCCCGTGACGGCGACGTAGAGCGTCGCGTTGGCGCTCACGGCCGTGGGACTGGTGATCCGGGTCCGGGTGGTTCCCGACACGAAATCAAAGAACAGATTGGAACCGGTGGTGAAAAGCTCGAAGGCGCTGTTGGACAGGTTGCCAGCGGTCCATTGCCCGAGCATGGCCTGGGTGCCGGACACCGTGTCCAGACGCCCAACCCACTCGATGGTAAATGCCTCCGCCCCCATGTTCCAATCCGCACTGTCGGGCGCCGACACATAGTCGCCAGAGCCGCCCAGCGTCACGGCATCGTAACCGGCCCAGAGGCTACCGTTGGTGATCGCGGCGTTGCCATTGAGCGTCAGCGTGCGCAGGCCTGTCCGATCGAACGCCAGTGTGTCGCCCGCCTGGGGCTGGAGCAACAGCACCGTGCTGCGCCAATAAGGGTCAACGGGGAGGGTCGAGATGGTCAGCGTGTTGCCAGGATCGTCGTGGGTGAGCGTGATGCCCGTCCCGGCGACGAGGAAGGATGCGACGGTGTCGCGAATGAACTCGGCGAGGTTGGGGATCTGTGACGCATCGGGCGGCGTCGGCGACAGGTCGGACAGTGCCCGCTCATCATACACCAGGGCGTTGGTGATCTCCAGCGTATCGGCGTGCAGCAGGATGCGGGCGATCGGCAGCGTGCCAGTGGGAATAGCCGGCGGCGTGGCTGAGCCGGCGCTGCCCACGATCATCGAGGCGGCGCCGGTGCTGCGGTCGATCACGATGCGGTCGACCCGGAAACCGGTGACCGGCAGCGCCAGGGGGCCGACAGTCTGCGCCGCCACCTCGGTCAGCGTGGCGCCGTTCAGTAGGAAGCCGCGATCAAGCGCCACCGTCAGGTCAGGAGCGCTCTGTGCGTGCGGCGCGAACGGACCGACGATGCGCTGGGCCACGGCCCAATTGGTGGTGGACTGCGGCAGGTCGGTCGGATTGAAGGTCTGGACGGTCATGGCTTTCCTCTGCTTGGATGGACAGCCAGAGCCTATTTGTTCTTGGTACGTTCATGATGATGTTTCTGAGAACACGACCTGTAAACCAATGATTTGCAATACATAATCGTTAATGCGTCCATCGACCATACCCAGCCTGCGCCATCCCGGTCGCGGGCTTTTCCATGCCCACAGGAGGGGCACGCACATGGCTTTCCGAATGGCTTCTCTCATCCCGGCCCGCAAGGTGTGGGCCGGCGGTCTCTCCGGCGTCGCCGTCGCCGTGCTCGGCGTGGCGCTGCGTCAAGGACTCGGCTGGGACTCCCCGACGACGTGCTGTCGATCATCGTCTCGCTGGTGACGCCCTCCGTCGCCTACATCGTGCCGCCAGCCGCGCGGGACATCATCGTGCGGGCGGATCAGGCGGTGAGGGAGGTGGGGCAGGGCGCGACGCAATAG